TGATTGCTAGAGCCTGCTCCTGCTGTGGGGTTTTCGGTGCTGGCGCTGCAGACGAAAAGCCCGCCATAGCCTGGCTGATTGCTAGAGCCTGCTCCTGCTGTGGAGTTTTCGGAGTAGAAGGGGATACTTGATCTCCCGGAAGTAGATCAATGATTTCTGTATCGTGATTAACAGTGCGTTTTTGTTGTATGGCTGTTGCGATATCAGCCACTTGAGAAGCTTTTTTAAATCCAAAAGATTTACCGGTTAAGCCGGATATCTTTTCAGTAAGAGCCTGATCCATTCCTTTCGCTTTTTCGGAAAGCGAAGATATAGAACCAAACGAAGTAGCCGACGCAAAATCCTTTACCAGGTCCAGACTTGTTCCAGCAAGGCTGGTAGCCGCGCCGCCAAATAAATTACTTGCACCACTGATTCCGCTTTCATTTATTGCGATTAACCGCTCAAGCAAACTCGATGGAGAGCCGGTATTAACATCAGCGTTCTCTGGATTAATCGGTTGTGGTTGGTTACCTTTTTTTTGTGGCTTTTTGGCGGCCTGGGCATGTTGTGCAACTTCAATTGGCTTAGGTGTTGCTGTTGGAACTGCATTCAATACAGGTTGTGCTGGAGATGTACCATCAGCATATTTCACCTTGCGACCAACGCTATATTGCGAATCACGAGCAATTAGTTGACCGCCATTCTCTTGCTGAATTTTATTAAGCCGCGCCAATGTTTCATCGGAGAACCGCCCTTCCCAACGACCAGTATTTGCGTTGAATGCCCCAAGAGCATTCTTTATGAACTCATTGTTAACCGCCGGGTTTCCACCTTCTTTCGTCGCTATTGCACGAACTAATTGCGTCATAACCTCTGGGTTGCTGACGTCTATTTTTTCATTAGGCGAGACGCCAAGATATTTACTGACGTTATCAATATATTGATTGGTATTGTTCTCATTTGGCGGCGCCCATTTGGAAATGATGCTTGATACCGTCTGTAACTTCTGATGTCCTGCTGCGGCACTGGTGCCGTTGTAATAGCTTGACACTTGGTTTGCCAACGCCCTGATCCCTTCTTCAGGCGTGTTGAATCGAGCAAAACGCTGTTCACCTTTTGCATTCGGTGCTTCCAGCGTCGCCCCTTCCTGATTGGCGAAAACAAGGTTCCCGAGATTATTATTCCGATAATTGCGGTTTTTAGCGTTGCTGCCACCAATATTCAGATCCGCAGCAATGGTGTTACTGGTAGGCGCATTAAATTCAGCCGGGGAAGTATACCCGTGCTCACCAACACCATCTTCACCATCACGCCCGCCTTGTAGCTGTCGGCCCAGGTTATTAATTGCGGTTACCGTTTGCTTGGTGCCATCTTCAACGGCTTTCTTAACCTGCGCAGTGCCTTCGCTGCTTGATGAGAACGATTCTTTTAGGCTGCTGAATACGGTTTTTGTCGTGTCTATAGAACTATTTATGTCACGAGCAATATCTCCAGTGTCAAAATTCTGAAGTTTTTCACCTGCCCCTTCAAAGCCTAACGCAGAAATCCCTTTGCCTATTAGGTTGGTTGCACCCGACACTAAGCCGCCCATATCAAGCACATTAGCTGCTGCATAAGCGGTTTTTTGCTGTGTGGATACAGCATTATCATCACTTAAGCCAAAGGCTGCCTTTTGTGCCTCTGTATCAGTGTAACCGTCTATAGCATCGTATCCTGCCATAGCGATATTGCCGATAATTGGGATTCCTCTGACGCCAGCCCTTACGGCTGCACCACCGGCAGCTTTTAATGCGATTTTTCCAGCCTCTTTCTTTGCGAGATTCTCCCCTGTTGCGATAGCTACTTTCTCGGTAGTTGCTTCAGTTGCAGCTTTGGCTATACCGGTACTAGCCGTTTTTCTGGCCCCTTTATCTGCAACTTTCTCCGTCGTTTTTGAAGCATCACCAATAGCCTCTTTTCCGGCGTTGCGGGGTTGGTGATTTTCATTTTTAACGGAATTATTTTTGCTATTTTGTTGTTTTTTCTCAACTTTATCTTTGGGGGTTGATGTTTCGCCTTTTTCCGTTGTAGTTGTTTTAATTTTGTCCTTTTTGGCTTCAGGTCTTTTATCAGCTCTTCTATCCTTTTTAGACTTGTTTTTGTTTCGATTTGTTTTATTGCGATTTGAGGTAATGCGATCTCGGTTTCGACTAAAAAGATCACTTAACTTAATTCCATTACCTTTTGTTTTCATAGATTTACGGAGTTTTACTATTTCATCTGAAACATTCTCCAACTCATCTATGATTCGAGCGTCATTGGATTGAAGAACTTTGGTTTGTTCTTCAACTACTCGTACTGACTTTGCTTCAATCGCGTTGTTAAATGCTGCTGAGGAAGCCGAATTTTTTTCATTTCTAGGCGCAGGATAAGTGATTGCTGCTGGTTTCGATTCAGATGTCGATAAATTGCTGTCCCCTTTATCACTCCACTCTTTAAGCGATTCTGCTTTCCCGGTGATCTCTTTTGTAATGTCATAAATGCCGCGAGCCGCCATCCATAACGGGCCGCCAGCGCCAACACCGGCAGCATTTGTTATGGCATCTTCACCTGCAGACTGGTGATTATCCATTCCCATAATTGAGCCAAGCTTTCTGAGAAAGCCGGCTTGTAATTTTGCGTCGGCTTTACGTGCGTTCTGCAATTCTTTTTTTCTGGCTACATCCTCATTGCTTTTTTGGGATACAAAACGTCCATTACTATCCCGCAGCGGGCCTTTTAGACTTTGGGGGGATTGTGGTTCAAGAGGGGCTGAATTAGCAGCTACCGGTATAAAACCGTCCGATTTTCGGATGGTCTGACGTGATTGCACGGAGCGAACACTTTCTGGTGTGTTCGTTGCAACGATAGAGCGGTCCACGGTTTGGTTTAACGGTGTCCTTTCCTTTTTAGCAGGGAGACGTTTTTTATATGGGTTAGTTTGGACATCTCTAACGCTATCAGATGTACTTTGCTCGTACTCTTTACGCCTGCGTGATAGTCTGTTGCTAACTCTGCCTTGCCTTTCGGCCTGTTGAGTTATGGTGCTTGCCCCAGAAAGAATGGCATCTTTGATCTCAGCAAGAGCCTTAAGTTCGTTTGTGCTCGCCCCCTGAATAGCGTCAATTATTGCGATACGGTCTTTATTCTCTTTCAAAATAACCTCTCTTTTACCAGCGGCGACAACGTTTCCCGGCTTGAGCTTTGTATTTTTCTTCCAGGGCTTTTGACATATGGAGTGCTCGCCATTGTGGCAATTGTTCAACGTCACTAACGGGCTGATATCCATACAGAGTCAGGTTGTTAATAATGGTTAGCCATCCATTCAGATCTAATTGATGGGATAAACTCTCTATTGAGAAAGGGGACGTACAGTGTGGTTGTCACATCTGCACCCTCCTTAGCGTTTTTGCAATGTTGCGGAGGCAGGATCAGTCGGCTTGAGCCTCTCTCAATAGACATTTTCAGGCCGTGGCGTAGGTCTTTTTGCATAAGCTGTATGCGAGCCACAAGCGGGGTAAATTCGGTTTCAAGCGCCATGCTTTCAATGATGTCAAAGCGTCGGTTAGCGGCCTGCGTGAAGTCCTCCGGATCGTCTTCAAGCGCCGTGCATAAAGCGAGTTCAGCAATTCGCATCCGTGCCACGCCAGCACTGTATTCGGGGCTTTTCATATCAGGAAGTGACGCTCGCATTCGTTCAAGGAGTTCCGCGCCTTTCCCGGTTAATGGTTTAAGTATCCAGTCAGTTGGTACTCCATTTACTGGTACGTTGGTTTTCACGTAAGGAGGTACAGTGAGTATTTCTACTGTTTGGGCCAGGTCGCTCAGGTTAATATCTGCATGATGCGTATTACCGCAGTGACTGCACTCATAGGAGTAGGTCATTACTGCATCGGGGCGCGAATTAACAAATATCCACCAAAGGGCAGTTCTGCGATCCTGGACTGTCCAGTAAGCACTGTCGTTAATTTCACCATCCTGCATAGAGTTAAGGTACTCTGTAGTAGTTGCCTCATCTTCTGCCGGGTTCAGGTCAGAATATTTCAGCGCATCCTTCACGGTAGGGGCGTGGAACTGAATTTCTGTCTCAGGACGGGAAGGCAATGGGAATTTTGGAATGTTCAATTATTCCTCCGAAAAGCAGGTATCTGTTCATTTTCCAGAGGATAGGGAGTGTGTGATTTGCGATGGGGATTGAATGAAGATCTTTGCCGGTCGAGAAGCGATTATTGAGGGTGATTTTTACACCTTAAGTGACGCTACTCACATATCCACAGAGTATTTTTATAAACCTTTTTCCATTTTTAATCCTTTTTAGATCCTTTTTAGGCGTCGCTGGAGCCAGTAGTGGCGCGGGCTGTAGAGGAGGCTGGTGTAAGATTTGCCCTCAATTAAATACGGTCGGTGTAAGATTTGCCCTCAGAAGGTGTAAGATTTGCCCTCAAAAGGTGTAGTAATTGCCCTCAAAGTGATGTAAAAATTGCCCTCACCATTTGAAGGATCACACAGGGTTATGAACAGAGCGGAATTAACAGCAAAAGCCGTCAGCCTGATTGAGTCAGCGACACCTATTAGTCGTAGTTTGGCACAAGCCAATGAGATCACGGAGGCTGCTTATCACCTGACTCGCGACCAAAAGCGACTGTTGTTTATTGTGGTGGGAAGACTTCGCTATGCTTCTAAGGATGGCGTTCTTGGTTCAGGTGCCTGTGAGTTGACGGTCAACGAATATGCAGAGATGTATAATTTGCCCTCTGCTGAAGCCAGCAAGGATATTCGTAAGGCCATTTCAGGTCTTAGCGAGAAGAAAGTTACGATATATAACCCTGATGAATCGACCGAATCAGAAGACAGTTATGAGTCTTATCCCTGGATGATTAAGGATGCCTATTCACCACGTCGCGGGACTTACATTATTCATCTTAATCCATATCTCATGCCGTTTTTTACTCTGCTTGATAAGAGATTCACAAGGCTGAATTTTACCGAAGTATCTCGCCTTACAAATCCTTATTCTATGCGGCTTTATGAGTCCTTATGCCAGTACAGGAAGGATGATGGAAGCGGCTTTGCCATACTTGGCGTCGAATGGATGCGGGAGCGTTATGGGTTACCAAAAAGCTATCAGCGGTATGCCGAATTTAAGAGAAGTTTTTTAACGAAGGCTGTAGCAGAGATTGAAAAAAATACAAAAATGAAAATAGTCTTCTCAGAGGTGACGGAAGGCGGCAAAGTTACCAGGATAAAATTTACCTATCAGCAGTCTTAAGGGCAATTTTTACACCCCTCTCAAGGTGTAGAATTTGCCCTTAACGATCGGCAATTGAGGGCAATTTTTACATCTTAATTGCATGTATCTTGTTATTAGCAAGTTGTGTTTTTATATAACGTATTGATATGTAAGGACTATGTAAAAATCGCCCTCAACCAATATCGTGCGTATCGTGCATTCTTATTGCGCTTTTTTATTATCATTCACTGTGTTAACTGATTGATATTATTGAAATGTGTAAAGAATGCCTTCATTACAGATGAATTGATGATGTAAAAAATGCCCTCAAAATTGCGCTACCTTCCCTACCCGCTATCGTTGAGGGCGTGGGTGCTGACGGGAAATGAGCAACCCTCCAGCACACATAATTAAAGCTATTCAGAATTTGATCACTCCACTCACAGCCCCCTTTAACGCACTTGTAGCCATGCCAGCGGCACCGTTGACCAAAGCAGAAACACCTGAGCCTGCGGATGTGTATTTCTGGAAAGTGATTGGGTATGACAAGAACTCTGACACCTGATCACGTGAGCGTGTGATTTCCCCAAGTTGCGTAGGAAATACGCGCATTTCTTCTTCCAGTTCTTTTCCGCCGTCCTGAGTCACCCGGTAGACACGGATTTTCATCAGATATTCAGGAGGAAGGTTTATTGTTCCATCAGGATTTGTTACACGAGAACGACGCTCTTTGAACCAGTCCATGATCTTGCCATCTTCGGTATCCCTCACGGTCATAGTGACCGGTCCAGCGCTAACATAGGTTGGCTTGCTGAATTCTACGCTGCCGATCACCTTGCTTTCTGTCTCAATGTTTCCACTGCTGTAGGTGATATCCTTCACGAACATATCGAAGCCGTTCAGGCCATCCACTTCAACGGTCCACTGCCACCCCTGGGCGTAACGGATACGCATAGCGGCAGCAACAATATTTTTCCCGTAGGCAATATCGCTACTGTAATTCCCGCTTACCCCGCCGCCTGATATGGCTTTATCAAGAATGTCGCTAATGAGGTTGCTGGTGAATGATTTCGTGTTAAATGACAATGCGGTGGTCAACGTTCTACCAACGCTGCTGAAAATACTCACTCTGCGCCTCCAGCGTTAAAAAATGGTAGCCCCCGGAATAATGGCCCGGTTTGAGGACATTTTTTCCTCAATCTCCTGCACGCGGGCATATAGCGTGGCTTCATCGGGCAGATCGGAGTAGTCAAATTTCCCGTCGATGGACGCTCTACGCTGCCGGGCGACATTTCTTACATTGATAAGCGCCTCCAGATATTCCTCCAGCATTCCAATGATTGCAGGAGGCACTTGCCATTCATCCAGCTCTCTGTCGCGTAGATTAACCAGATACAGCATTCGAAAAGGCCAGCGTTCTGAACCTGTTAGCTCTAATTCAATAAATCCGGATAATTCATCCGAATAGACCAACAAGCCGTTGTTGTCGGTAACATGAACCAGAGAGAGATAATCTTCTGGCAACGGGATTGCAGTACCACCAGCTTTTTCAAGTTTTAACGTTTTCACTACCCCTGCCCTGTCCTGATACGTGGTCAGAGCTTTGATCAGGAATGCTTTCAACGTTTCTTCTTCACGCACAAGCAGCGGATTAAATCGCTCTTTAACGCTTTCTAATAATTCAATTGGTGTCATTGTTGCCTACAACTCAATAACAAGGATGTTCCCGCCACAAGGGCGGGATAGAGATTATTCCGCCCAGTTGTAAACAATGCGCAGGGAAGGTTTAACGACCGCCGTTACGTCTTCGGATGAGAAGTCCACGGCGTCGGAATACACTTTGCAATGAGAATATGTGCGGATCAGACCTTTATGGTTACCGCTATTCGATTCAGCCGCCGCCTGTAAGGTAATTTCCAGATATTCTTTTCCGTATACCATCTGTTTTACAGCGGCGAGAACTGCGCCTTCGATAGTTTCCGCGCATGTGACCTGAAATTCACCAGAGTTGCGTAATGGTCCGTGCTGGTTGAATTTCATGCCACCAGGGGCGTAATCCTCCACATCCTCACGTGTCATTTCTGGTAACTGAGCTGTACGAACTAGTACAGACAGATGTTCGTAACCCTTAATGGTCATCCAATATTCAGAACCAATAAGTTTTTCGCCTGCAGCCAGGTTTTTATTAAACCGGGATTTTAGAAAGGCCATATCGGCTTTTGTATTTGCAAAACCGGACATAAATACTCCTACACAAAAACAGATGAGATATTGCTACGGTTGATCGATGTGTTACCGCTGCATTGCAGGGTTACCGTGTTATGAGTGAAATAGCCTTCCGGTGTGCGCGGGGCGTCCAGTTGGTAACTCACGCTTTTGATAACAACGTCGGTAAGGGCTATGTTCCTACCTATGTTTAACGTTACTGTCTCCGGGCGACGACCGAATGGCGCTACATTGTTCAGTTCCGGCGATTCCATCTTCAGCAATGCTGTAATGGCTGCGTTCACTTCAAGTTGCGCGTTCGTTGTCGCCATGAAATCAATTACCAGATTAAATTCAGGCGGTTGCTGACCTTCCCAAACAAGCATTGAGTTGAAGAGGGTTTTTGTTGTTACGCCGGTTGCGGTCTGAAGCGTATCTGCAAGAGAGCCAGCCGCAGCGCTAATACCGCCAAGCAAACCTCCTACTGACTGGTTTTCAAATGGTGATTGCCACATTGATGACAGTTCTGCGGTAGATCCTTCACCGATATAACCGACGACCATATCCTCTGAAGAGAGGATATAAACCTTCATTAACGGACTTATTCCGTCAGGCATTATCGCGCCGCAAATCAAACGCTATTTCTCCCAGGTAGAGGCCACCTTTGCAGACGGCCTATGTCACTTACAAACCGCGTTTTTTGCGAATGCGCATTGATTTTTTGCGGTTGATATTCGCTACGGATGTATGTGCTTTGCGGCGTGCTTTTTTCAGCGCCTGTTTTTGCAATGACGTCATGCGGCGAGGACGCGGGCGTTTACGGATGATGGTTACCTTGCCATCACGAACCACTTTTTTACGTACCGCTTCCAGCATTGCGCTATCACCACCAGCAACGGTGTAAATGGCAATAGCTGTTTCCATCATGTCGGTGTCGCTTTCGGAAAGAGCGTCATAAACACGTTCGGCAGCTGAGTCATCTTCATCGTCGATCATTTCGGTTACATCATCCTGATCAGCGCCAAGCGCAACAGCTGCATCAGCAAGAGCTGCGAGTGCATCGTTATAAGCATCGATTTGCTCATCGGTGAAATCGGTGTCTTCATCGATATCAGCCAGGCCAGCCATAGTGATTGCTAATGCATCAAATGAGTCAGCCTCCGGATCACCATCTTCAACCCAACCAGCAAGCATGGACGCTGCCAGGCTGCGCATATCACCTTGTGCACGGGATTCAACCGCTTCCATCATCGCGGTTTCAATGTCGTCTTTGGGCTTTGGTTGAGTGTCCTTTCCTTTCTGTCCTGCGCTTTCCAGCATGGCGTTATCATTATTGTCCTGAGTGGATTTATCACCGCTTTCAAAGCAGCCAGAACCGAAAATCGCACGCATAAACGGATCAGCAGTATAATTTTTCATATTCAAACCTCTCTCCCCCGCATCATTTAGCGGGGGTTATAAATCAGCGCATCAGAATTGGCTTACCGACGATTCGGCGAGCTGTACCGGTCGGACAAACAGACCAGGCCACTTCCCACAGATCGATGTCCTTTTGGACAACCTGAACAACATATGGATCTTCACCCTGGGACTTGTCACGTGGAGTAACCAGCGCACCGGCTGCAACGTAACGGTCAAGCAATTCAGTCATTGCTTTCATTAGCGCTTCTTTGGTAATGCCATCCGGTTCGTGCTTAATCGCCTGAGCAACTTCGTAGAAATTGCGTGCGATAGCGTTCATCAGGGACGATACGTGCTGGAATCGCAGATAGTTGTTTTTGCTGTAAGTTGTTAAAGAGTCGTCAATGTAAACGGACCCGTCAGCAGCAACTGAAACTGGATTAATGCGCGCAAGAACGAACGCTTCACGATCAACTGCACCGATATTTGGAATTCGGGCAATGTTCTGTCGATCAATAATCGCGCGTGATATACCTGCCGGTGCGTAATGCCAACCACCAACATCCGGTACCAGCGCCACTCCTTTTGCCTTCGCTACGAATGCGTCGCAGCTAATGCCATAGACGACATTCATTCCAGTGAAAGTATCTCGGCAGGAGAGCGGGAAGTAGTAACGACTTGGTTGATGTGAGCCGCCAAAACTATGGCTTTTCGCTTCTGAAATAGCGTTTTCAGGTGTCTGGTTGCCCTTCAGGTCATAGAACATGTCTACGCGAACATCTTCAGCCAGCTTTTTGATTGCGGCTAAGGCGGATGCGTCATAACAACCCAATGACAGCAATGCGGTGTAATTAACCTCTGAAGCTTCGAGAACCTTTAATGCTTCCAGATAGTCTGCAGCGTTAATTTCGGACAGATTTCCATCAGTACCACCTTCAAAAGCTACATCCTCAAAAATGAGTTGAGCAGCGGATGCTTCTGCATTATCTGCCAGTACGGCACCAATGCGAGAGGACTGGCTTTCAAGCAGTGTCGGAATCCATGCTGGTTGGCCCATGTCGTTGGTGCCTTCTGGATTGAAAGACACTTGGTGGCTTTCCAGCACCTCAATGGACCCATCGGTTTGTTTTTCTTTCAGCGTCAGCGTAAAGAGTTCGCTTTCTTCATCATCGCGAGTTAGTGATAACGTACGATTTTGAGATGCATCACCATCTTTGATGAAGAATAATGCCTTCTCTCCACCTTTAATCTGGGGCGTCTCTTTGGGTGTGAAGGTCACTGATTGAGTCGTTGCAGTTGAAGCAACACCAACGCTTAATGTGTCACCTGGATTTACTGTGGTTTCAGTAGGTTCAACGGAAAGTTCTTTGCTCGCCTTTGCCGCTTTTGCTTTGCCCACAACGGAAACAGAAATACCCGGCACCTTCATGTCTTTAGCGCAAACTCGAACGACATATCCAGAGCCGCCTTTTACTGCACGCTCCACGTGGCGATATGGTTCAAATGCCGCGCCCTGGCGAGGGTGAATCGGTGAACCTAATACGCTTTGATAAGTCGTATCGTCAACTTTCAGTACCTTACCCGGTGCGCCACGACGCGATATTACAAGCCCAGCAAAGACGGATGCGCCACCGCTGGTATTGGTGAGGGTAGCGTCAGCATTTACTGACATTACAGCAACGCCAGCTGCCTGCCCTACCGAAAAACTAATCTTATTCATGCTGGTTCTTATCCTCTAAAGCGAGAGAACGAGGCAAGGCTACCCACGGTTAATGGGCAGCCTCTGATCAGGATTGGCTTACCGTGAAGTTATCGCCTACGGTTACTTCTTTCGTAGTTGGTTCAACACTGACGGTGCTTACGCTTTTATGTGCCTCCCTAACAGTGACTGTGCACTGTGCGGTTTTATTGCCGTCATTTGTTTTGATTGTCAGCACTGCCTGCCCGACCTTAAGAGCGGTACATGTAGTGCCATCAACCCGGACAATATCAGGGTGATCTGACTCAACAGTGAAAGATTTGTCTGTTGCGTCAGATGGCGTGATAGTTACTTGAATGTTTGCCATTTTTTTCTCCTGAACGCCCCTTAATCAGGGGCGTGTTTTTGCCTTACTTCTGCTTTGTTTTTTTCTGTGCCTTTGAAGTGTTCGCGGCGATAGTTTCACCTTCATCTACGTCAAGTGACGTTGGTGATACCGACACGTTCGCCACCATCACTTTTTTTCGTTAACCTTGCCTGTCAGCATGTCGATAGCACCTTCTTTGGCGCGAGTCAGACGCAGGCGGGTGAAGTAGTTTTCACCGTTGCGAGGATGTACTTCGTTGATGGCACTGCCCCAGAGAGTGGTACGGTTAACGAGAGACGGATTGGTTTCGTGCACGTAAGGGATTGCTGGGACTGCATCACCAGCAATCAGACCGGCTTTACCGATGCCTTCGCCACGCCCATAGAAGAAGATGTCATCCAGCCCGAAGTCATATCCCTGTGCCTGGAATTGCTCACAGACAGGTTGCGGCACTTCGTAAATACGAATCGTGCCAAACAGGGTGCCGATGTACTGTACATACGGCGACTGAACGTAACCTGGTGCGATCTGGAAGTGCTGTGGAGGCAGAGAGCGCAGGAAGTTCGCGGCGTCACCACCAGCAAAGCCGCCACGAATACCCGTTGTCAGGGTACGATTTGCCATTTCTTGAGACAGAGCGTTTACTACGTGACGCAGGAGGCCGACCCAGGACTCATAGTTTTGAGCTTCCGGCAGAGCCACATCAAATTCACGACCATAAACGGTATGGAATACCAGGGTGCGCAGACGCATGATGTCGGTTTCATGGGAGATCCAGTTACGCATCGCGGAGAACTGAAGTGCCGCTAATTCAAGGCCGTGCTCACGGCTTAAATCGGATGCGGACATTACCGTGTGTTCGGAAGCAATTACGTACTGGGACGGACGAACTTCGTACTTACGCATAGCCTGGTTGATCACAGGAATCAGGCTTGGATTGCGCTCGATGTTAATTTCGACCTGAACAGCAATTTCAGTACCTTCTGGCGGAGCCTGGGTAAATGTAATGTCAATGACACCAGTGTCATAGGCAACTTTGGCAGTCACTGAGAAAGCTTTACCTTTGCTGTCTTTAGCATTGAAATAAAGGTTGCCATCGCCGTCGTCAACTTTGGACGGTTTGCGGTTGATCAGCAGTTTGTTATAACCAGCGCGAAGCGGGCAGGATTGTCCCTCAAAATTTTGGATGTCGAACTGGAAGGTTTTGGTGCTGCCATCCCCTTTAGTGGAAAGGGTATACAGGCGCTTCATTTGAGAATAAACACCAGCTGACTGCATATTCAGTTCGTCACCTTGTTTGAAGGTGCCGAATTTTGTGCCTGCTACGTTGACCAGTTCATAAATATTTGACTCGTCACGATCACAAGGAACAAAAGTACAGGCATCACTGGTAGCAGCGCCCAGAGAGGCAGGCAGAATTAGAGCAGCATATTGAGCAACTTTCATTACGCCGTCAGAGCTACGCATTGATTGCGCGACAGACTCAAACATTGCCTTACCCGTGCCTTCATGGGTATCACTGGCACATTCAGTCATCAGGCGCTCAAGAGCCATGTGTGCGTTCGCCAGGATGTCACTTGCCGGGTAATGACCATGTTGACGTTTATACTCATGCAGAGACATAGCCCACCCACCAGTGATCTGACGAGCGACCTCTGGATTTACGCCTTCAAACATAGGCACTTTCTGGATTGCTTTATCCAGGTTTTCCATCATTACTGCCTGGTCAGCAATCATGTTGCCTGCTGCATCGGTGGTCGGATCGACGGTCATAGCCATGACGCTTGCCGCCCGATTCATAATCTCGCGCTCGCGATCACGAGCTGGCTGAATGTTTTTATTCACGGTTAAGCCCTAAATTCGGGCGCGGCGTGAAGGTTCTTTTGACGGGCTAACAATACCTACTTTGTGATTTAGTCAATAGGTTTAGTAAAATAAAATATATTAACACGCATATTGTTATGTGATTTAATTTTAGTTTTCTAACACAAATCATTAGAGTTATGGCGTATCGAATCTTTGTTTCGTATAAAAATGGCGCTAAGAGCCACTCTCTGAACACAACAAGTCGCTTTCTTGTTGAGGCGCAGTTGGCATCAATTCTTGCCGAAAGTGAGATACTCTCGCTCGCTGAACGGATCGTTATCCAGTTTTCTGGTAGAGATATACTCAATGTCCCCGCTCTCACCCCGGCCTCCGAAGTTATGGAATCAATTAAATGGCCTGTATGCGGATGTCCTGCCAGGGTTGAAGAACCGGTAACTGCAACGCTCTACATGCCGAAAGCTGTAAGAGATTGGCTTGCTATGGTTGGCAATGGGAAAGTCAGTGCTGGACTTCGCAAGTTAATTGAAATGGCAGATATTCCTGAGTTAAAAAATGCATGGCGACAATGAGTAAACAAGGGACAAAATGAGTCACGTTAACCCATCAAAAACACAATATCGCTTAATGCTGGCGATCGCGTCAGCTATACCAACCAGCCTGAATCCCCCGGCAGGCTATCCCACTGTTGTTGATGATTGTTTTCAGTATTACGGAGAAGACATCCTGAGCCAGTCAAAAGCGCTCAAGCAGTTATGTAAGGCAGGTATTCTTCACTGTATCGGAGATCCGGACGATTTTGTTGTTATGCTGGCGGATCGTGACTCTTTTCTACTGTCCTGGAAAGCTGGTGCGCGCGAAGCACGTTTGGGGAATGGTATTGGTTACATAGACTATAGCGATTGTCCGCTGGCATTTGCTGGTGGATATATGCATTGGCATGAGCGAAATAGGGGCCGTCAGCGTCAGTATCGTTTGAGTGACTTTAACGTCTGTCACGGTTTCGAAGAAGCTGACAGCCAGGACATCTGGCTTCAGGAGCCTTGATCCCCCTTCCCTTCCCAAATCTCCCTGTTTCTTTGGTTATTCAGTGCGTTTCGTTGGTTGCATTCGTCGATCGTGCTGAATAACTGTTCAGCGTATGTCGGATACTTGTTTAACAGCACTGGCGTGTCTTCTGGCACTAAACAAGGGGAGTAATCAATCAGATTTGCCTGCGGCTTGCTGGTGGCTTCTACGGTAATTTTCACTGGCACGCTGGTTGATGGCTTTTGCCCGTTCCCGCTGCATCCTGATAACGTCATCAGGCACACGCACATCGTTAATCCCAGCACGGCGTAACGCATTTTCAAGGCGAGTGATTTCATTATGGCTTTCCTCCCGTTGTTTGATTAGGTTGGCATTCAGTTCTGCTGTTTTGCGCTGGTACTCCTTTTCCAGTGCTTTAATTCTTTCGTTTTCGGTCAGCATGGCTGAGCGAGCGTTCTCACTTAACTGTAATGCGGTAGAAAGCGTGTTGTTCGTGCTTTCCAGTTGTGATTTTGAGTCTTCAAGCGATCGGACATACCTGATGTGTTCGATAACTGCCGTCGTTGTTCGGTAAATTCCAGAAATGGCTAAAAGCGCAATTACAATCAAAATTATCTTTTTCAAAACCATCCTCTCCAGGTTCATTTTTTTTGGTGTTAAACATGTACCAATTTACATCCTTTTGTGTGCCTAAGTGGTGTTTCTATGATTCCTTTTTGGTGTTCTTTTGGAGCGCATCGATAACGCCTTGTGGCATGATTAAACTGATTGCCGGACTCATTACTGCATCATCCAGTAGAGAACCAGTTAACGTGATGGCGACAGCGTTCTCTAAACCTTTGGTTGCCTGAGTGGTTGACGTTTTAATGCGACCTGTAAGGGCTACGACACCCTCACTTGCTGAGTTAATTTCGGAGAGTAAAACTTCGGCGGCTGTCACTGCTTCCCGTAAAGCATCAATTTCATCCTGAGTAATGACTGGAGCCTGAGCGCCCCCAGCACCACCCTGTCCACCATTGCTTTCACCACCACCAGCACTTCCGGCAGCTTCAATTTTTGCGTTAATGGCGTTCATGGCGGTTTTCAGAGCATCAAGTTTTAGCGCCGTCAATGCGTCCGTTAGAGATTGCGGAATGGAAACATTCCCCATTCCCTCAACAAGGGCGAAAGCAGGTATGGGGGTCAGCTCGTTACCTTTTGCGTAGCATTCCCAGCCAATCTTCATCTGTAACAACTCTGATGGCTTGGTGTATGGGGAAAGAGAATCAGCCAGTAATGAAGACGCTTTGCTGGCCTCATTGAGCTGTTCAGAAAAGCCAAGCAATTGAGTAGTCCAGGCCGAAACAGAATCAGGATAGGTTTTATCGGCGTGAACTATTCCCTGTATGGCGCTGGCGAGCGATGAGGCTTTTACAGAAGCTGCCCGGCTTATGGTTATAGATTCTGGTGTAGAGATACCGGCATCTGACAGAATTTTGAAGGCTTTAACTTCACCTATTGAATCAAGCATTATGCAACCTGAAAAATATCCTCGCCGTTGGCGATAACAGAACCACAAGAAAGCGGATCGCCTACACAGACAACTCCCTTTCCACCTATCGAAAACCATACTCGCGTCGATACAACTGCCCCTGGATGTGCACTGTTACCGTCAGTGTGACTGGGAAACATGGCACCATCTACAACAACTGGCTTACCGTTAACGGTGAACCAGGGAACAGTTTCAGCTACCAGTCGCGGCGGAAATCCTCCGTGACCAGAGCAAAGGGTGTCGCTGGTGGCTATTGCGCTCATTCTTCACCTCCTGGTTATCCTCCTATTGTCATCACTTTGTTATTTCGTCATTCAAACTGAGAGTTAAATTTCGGAATATTTTTGTATTCTCAATTCATTCTCAAATAAATCTCACTGTCAGACCATCATTCATTGGGTGATTAAGATATTCTCAAAATGAACTCAATAAGCGCTCTTTTTATCTCGTTTGGTGTGGACTTTTGGGTGCTTCTCTTTTAAAATTACATTTTGATTCTCAAATGTGTCTCAGAAGTGGAGCAAGAAGATGCGCATTTTTATCGATGATGGTTCAACCAATATCAAAATGCTGTGGGAGCACGATGGGGAAACTTGCACTCACATCAGCCCTAACAGCTTTAAGCGCGGATGGTCAGCAACATTTGGTGCTGGCAAGCCGTTTAACTATGTCATTGACGACGAAAAGTATTCGTATGATTTGATCTCGCCAGATGTTCTGCCGACGAATAACGTGGAATGGCAATACAGCCCGCTTAACGTCCTGGCTGTTCACCATGCCCTGCTGACAAGTGGCATTGAGCCGCAGGAAGTAGAAATTGTGGTCACGCTGCCTCTGGCGGAGTTTTACGACGACGACGCGCAATACAATCTCGATAACATCGAGCGCAAGAAAGCCAGTCTTATGCGCCCCGTCACGCTGAATAAAGGCAATGTGTTCACGATTAAGAAAGTTACGGTACGACCGGAGTCTATTCCGGCAGGAATTGGCCTGTGCGACAATCTGAACCCTGCCCATTCTGTTCTTATCGTCGATTTGGGTGGAACTACCCTTGATGTTTCAATGGTCGCTGGGCAAATGACGGCAGTTTCCCGTGTTTTTGGCGATTCGAATCTTGGTGTATCACTGGTCACCAGGGAAGTAAGGCAAGCACTTGCAAGGGCCAATACCGAAACGTCAAATTACAATGTTGATCAGCTCATTATTAACCGCCACGATGAAGATTATCTGAACGACAATATCAATGACCCATCAGCGATTGGTGATGTGAAAAAGGCCATTGCCGCAAGCATTGACCGTCTGCGTACCCGCGTTCTTGATGTGATTGGCGACTTTAAAGGATATACGCATGTCATGGTGATCGGTGGTGGCGCACCGCTGGTGGCAGATGCAATTCGCGAGCAAGTTAATATTCGTGATGACCGTTTCTTCGTGGCGGATGACCCGCAACTTGCTCTTGTTCATGGCCTGAAAGCAATCGGTTAACGAGGTAATGTCCATGTCTCAGGAACGTAAGAAAGTGATGATTTATCTTCGCCCAGAGGCTTATGCCAATGAAAAGGCGGCGAGCGAGAAGATAAAAAAACATAGCGATATGGCAAGAACCGCATTGTTGGCAGGGCTTGCGCTGGGAGAAGTCGATAGCAGGCTTCCAGGATTACTGGCTTCCCTGCTGACCGAAGACAATAACCCGGAGCTGATCCGAAAAATGCTGGCATCCTTCCTGGAACTACCAGCTGCGGTTGAGGAGCGCCCTGCCTCCATTGAGCCAGTGAAGGAGCAAGTTGTTGCCAAAAGCGCGTCGGCGCGCAATCTGGCTGACTCTCTACCTGATTGACAGAAGATGTGCTGGTTTAAGGCTGCAAATTGCAGCCTTTTTTGTGCCTTAATGGTGTCTAATTAGTGTTGAACTGGCACCAGTTAGGTGCTGTTATGGTGCAATTTTGTATCTGGTTCCAATTTAGGGCTGATTTCGTGTTAAATAGGATGCAATATAAGGTGTATTTGGTCTGATTGATGTTATACTTTGCCAAACATTCATGACTCCATTATAGAGCCTGTCCCGCATCAAAAAGGCTCTTATCTGGAACCGTTTTGATACCAAAATCACACCGAGGAACGGATATGATTATATTGGTAGTCAGCCAAAAAGGTGGCTGTGGAAAATCAACCACAAGCGTAAACATCTGTGCGGAGCTTGCCCGCGCAAATAAGGATGTAGTGTTACTAGATGCAGACAAGCAAGGAACAGCTGCCCGCTGGGCAGCTGACCGTAACACGGCAGAGGTTTCTCCTGTAATTCATTGTGTCCAGAAGTTTGGTAATATTCGAGAAACACTTCTCGATCTGGATAAGCGTTATGAATTTGTTGTTGTTGATACAGCCGGGCGCGATAGCAAAGAGATGCGTACAGGCATAACCGCTGCAGATATTGTGTTGGTCCCATTCAGACCATCTCAACCAGATTTAGACACGCTGGCACACTTTGTTGAAGTGTTTGAAGAGGCTTTGGACCTGATGCCTAATCCTAGCATTAAGGCGTTCGCAGTCTTAACAATGGCCCCATCCAATCCGGTTGTGAATGAAACCAATGAGGCCAAAGAGTACCTGGCTGAATATCCGCAACTGAAGTTGCTGAAAACCATCATTCGTGATCGTAAGGTTTACCGCGATTGCATGGCTGAAGGGAAGGGCGTTGTTGAGATGGACAACGGGAAAGCTAAAGGTGAAATCCAGATGTTGGTTAAGGAGTTATTAAGTGATTAAGCCTCGTAAATCGGTAAAAGCCCCCGAAGTAAAAGACCCCGATCTTGAACGCCGAATTGAGGATTTTGCAAGTAAGGCTGATTTGGTGCCGGGTGAGCAACCAGAAGACAACAAAGTGCTCGATAAGGACGCTCCACGTGATTTTAAATCTATTCGTGTTGGTTTCAATGAATACGAGTACCAGGTACTTGATGCGTTGAGCAAAAAGCATAATCGCAGCAAATTGAATATGATCCGCCATGCTATCCTCATGTTAGCGGAGTCTGAGGAAGCAAAATAAAGTCTTTCAGGTTTGTTTTAGAACTTAAAAAGTCTTGAACCAAAGGTGCACCAATACACCACTAATTTGGTGCACCTTTACATCCTTTTTGGTTCCAATTGTGTACCATTTATCATTAATTTACTTATGCGCAAAAGTGGGCTTCATGAAAAAGCTCATTATTGAAATAACGATAGAAAGTAATTTCTAATCAACTAGTGGTTGTCAGCCTATTCGGCTTATAAGATCATACGCTGTTATACGTTGTTTACGCTTTGAGGAATCCACAATGAGTGAGGCAGAAGCCCGCCCGACTAACTTTATTCGTCAGATCATCGATGAAGATCTGGCCAGTGGTAAGCACACCACAGTACATACCCGTTTCCCGCCGGAACCGAATGGCTATCTGCATATTGGTCATGCGAAATCTATCTGCCTGAACTTCGGGATCGCCCAGGACTATAAAGGCCAGTGCAACCTGCGTTTCGACGACACTAACCCGGTAAAAGAAGATATCGAGTACGTCGAGTCGATTAAAAACGACGTTGAATGGTTAGGTTTTCACTGGTCTGGCGACATCCGTTACTCCTCCGATTATTTTGACAAACTCCATGCCTATGCTGTTGAACTGATCAACAAAGGCCTGGCGTATGTTGACGAACTGACGCCAGAACAGATCCGCGAATACCGCGGCACCCTGACGCAGCCGGGTAAAAACAGCCCGTACCGCGACCGCAGCGTTGAAGAGAACCTGGCGCTGTTCGAAAAAATGCGTGCCGGTGGTTTTGAAGAAGGTAAAGCCTGCCTGCGTGCGAAAATCGACATGGCTTCGCCGTTTATCGTGATGCGCGACCCGGTGCTGTACCGTATTAAGTTTGCTGAACACCACCAGACTGGCAACAAGTGGTGCATCTACCCGATGTACGACTTCACCCACTGCATCAGCGATGCGCTGGAAGGTATTACGCACTCTCTGTGTACGCTTGAGTTCCAGGACAACCGTCGTCTGTATGACTGGGTACTGGACAACATCACCATTCCTGTTCACCCGCGCCAGTACGAATTCTCGCGCCTGAATCTGGAATACACCGTGATGTCCAAGCGTAAGCTGAACCTGCTGGTGACCGACAAGCACGTTGAAGGCTGGGATGACCCGCGTATGCCGACCATTTCCGGTCTGCGTCGTCGTGGTTACACTGCGGCTTCTATTCGTGAGTTCTGCAAACGCATCGGCGTGACCAAGCAGGACAACACCATTGAGATGGCGTCGCTGGAATCCTGCATTCGTGAAGATCTCAACGAAAACGCCCCGCGCGCAATGGCGGTTATCGATCCGGTGAAACTGGTCATCGAAAACTATCAGGGCGAAGGCGAAATGGTCACCATGCCGAACCATCCAAACAAACCGGAAATGGGTAGCCGTCAGGTGCCGTTTAGCGGTGAGATTTGGATCGACCGCGCCGATTTCCGAGAAGAAGCTAACAAGCAGTACAAACGTCTGGTGCTGGGTAAAGAAGTGCGTCTGCGTAATGCTTACGTCATTAAGGCTGAACGCGTGGAGAAAGATGCCGAAGGTAATATCACCACCATCTTCTGTACTTATGACGCCGACACCTTAAGCAAAGATCCGGCAGATGGTCGTAAAGTGAAAGGCGTTATTCACTGGGTGAGCGCGGCACATGCGCTGCCGGTTGAAATCCGCCTGTACGATCGTCTGTTCAACGTGCCGAACCCAGGTGCTGCGGATGATTTCCTGTCGGTGATTAACCCGGAATCGCTGGTGATCAAACAAGGCTTTGCTGAACCGTCGCTGAAAGAAGCGGTAGCGGGTAAAGCATTCCAGTTTGAGCGTGAAGGTTATTTCTGCCTCGACAGCCGCCATTCTACGGCGGAAAAACCGGTATTTAACCGCACCGTTGGACTGCGTGATACCTGGGCGAAGTTAGGTTAATAGGTATTTCGCCACATGAAAAAGTAAACGCCGCTACTGCGGCGTTTTTTACTTCATTATTGCAATTATATCGTTAGCAACTACACGTGTTGACGCCTTGCAGGAAACCGACCGTCTGGCTGCCATATGATGTACTTTAAACCCGTTTCCTTCATATAGTTCACGGATGTTTGGTGCACCACTATTTGTAATCACTACCTTAGCGCCGCGCTGGTGGGCTTCCACCAATAGAGATACCAGCCGTTTCTGTTCGTCGAAACGGAAGCTATTTCCTGAATAACTGGTAAACCCTTCTGTATCCGGCAGCGGTTCATACGGCGGATCGCAAAAAATCACATCGCCTTCACCAGCCGCCTCGATGACGCCAGCAAAGTCACCTGATACAAAGGACGTGTTTTTGAGTACGTCATCAGCCAAAAATGCCTCCATCTCTGCATGTGGGAAGTAGGGCGCTTTGTATTTGCCATACCCCACGTTGAACTCGCCATTTTGGTTGTACCGCGTTACGCCATTAAAACAGTGCCGATTAAGGTACAAAAAGGCGGCAGCATGATGTAGCTGGTCATACTTTCCTCTGTTAAATGCCTCACGCACTTCGAGGTAAGCGTCAGCGTTGTTGTAATTTTGGAAAAAACTATATGACAGCGTGACGAGCGAATGTCCTTCTCGCTGCAATGTCTGATAGAAGTTAATCAGGTCACCGTTAATATCATTAAGCAGGTTGTGGCGAAATCCTGCATTCGTAAATACAGAACCGCCACCAACGAACGGTTCTATTAACCGCTTGCCGTGTGGTAGATGCTCAAGCACTGTAGGCAACTCTGAGAATTTACCGCCTACCCATTTGAAGATCGGACGCTCATATTCATCCGGAGTCCGGAGTTTTCTTGTGTAGGTAATGGTATTTATTGTTTTTGGCTGTTTAGCTTCCACAGTCGCAAGAATGCGACACCCAATCCATTGCATAACAGGAACTGCCATGCTGTTGCCAATCGCTTTGTAACGCGGCCCGTCAGCAGCGAGCATCGCGGCCTCTTCTTCGCTTAAATCTGGATAGTGATTGCGAAGGTATGCCAGTTCATCTGAGGAAATTGTTTTACGCTTTTCCGTCGGGATCAACGTATGCCCATCAGGAAAACCTTGCAGCCTTTCACATTCGATAGGGGTAAGACGGCGAACACTCATCATATGAGGTAAGTAACCATTATCACCTAATTCGCCTTTTTCAATACTTTTCTGCCCCCCAAAAGATAACGCAACGGCGTCAGCTGTAGCGCGGGAATCAAGAGTGAAACTTATCTCTTTTTGCCACCCTTTACCCTGCGGTCCAGCATCATCTTTTCGCCCAATTTGTGCATGTTGTAGCGAATACGCAACAGCTGGTGGGCATCCTGCATTTGGATTGCTATTAACAGTATTACCAGATCGTAAAGTCGGAGAACATTCAATAGAAACATCTTGTCCATAATCTTTGCAGGAAAAAGCTACGACTGCATTTTCTTGACCATGGTTACGACCAATAGTATGTGCCAATTCACAATTAACATCAGGATCTTGTGTTCCATGAATAGCCATCACTGCCAGATGTTCGTGACTTTCTTGTGCTCTGGCACGAAGAGTGCCTGCACCTTCACGCCAAATACCAGCACCAGTACTACTGAAAACTGCTAAATCGGTTGCATCTTTAAAATCTCTGGCCTTGACAGTAGAAGCAGTCTCATCATCAGCATATTCGCCAAATGCAACCATTCGATAAGCACCAACAAGCCCACTTCCGCGCTGCGCAAAAATCTCCTGGTTACTTGCGCCGATCCCGCCAGTATTGTGTGACTGGTTAAGTGTCGGGTGCGGATTTACAGGGTTATCCCAATGGCTCCCGCTTTTAATGCCATTTCCAACATTTCCGGCAACTTCCTTCCCCTCGCCTCTGCTCGGCGCAATATTCCGGCGCACGCCTTCGAACTCAAAAAGTACCGTTGCGGGATCGAGGTCTGTTCGAGCACTTGCGACAACAAACACGCGTCGGCGTCGTTGTGCCACTCCGAAGTATTGGGCATCAAGGATTCTCCAGGCCACCTTTCGCTGCGGTCCATAAATACAACCACACTGCGGCCACTTTGGAGCATGGCAACCGGTTTTGCCATCCCACCGCCAGAACGCGTTACTTTTTCCTGATTCAGGTCGATCACCTGGTTCAAATGGCGCATCTTCTCCAGCCAATCCGGCAAGGAAACATCCGAAGGCGTTATCTGCCGATGACAGGACTCCTGGGACATTTTCCCAGACGATAACTGTCGGTTTGAGGAAGGACTCAGACCGTTTGTCGTCAATTGCATTTGCAAGCTCCACATACTTCAAAGTTAGCGCGCCGCGTTCATCATCAAGCCCACCACGTAAGCCCGCGATACTGAATGCCTGACAAGGCGTACCCCCGACGAGCACATCAGGGGATTCGATTTCCCCAGCCAGGACTTTTTTGGCAAGTTTTGTCATGTCGCCAAGGTTGGCGACATGGGGCCAGCGGTGCGCAAGAACGGCAGATGGAAAAGGCTCGATTTCAGCAAACCACGCCGGACGCATACCCAACGGTTCCCAGGCAATGCTCGCTGCTTCAATTCCACTGCAAACTGAACCATATCTAAGGTTAACGTTCTGCTTCACCACCAACGGCCTCCACTAGCGAAGTGAACATCGCGGATAATTCAGCAGTAAACAGGATAAAGTCAGCGTCAAATCGTTGCGCAACATCCTCTCGATCAATATCGTCGTTCTGGTCGTACAATTCGTCGCTGAACGACAAAGCCTTGATACTCATATCGTCATTCAGTCTGAAAAATGCACGGTCTTGCCAGTTAACCGCAACTGTGGTTGCAACCTTACCAGCTTCTATATGACTCATGATCTCGTCGGATAGCAGGTCCACTTTTTTGCAGCGGACCGCGCCGCCATCATCAAGCAATGCTTTTAAGGTCGCTTCCTCACCGGCACGGAAACCGTTCGGGAAGCCATTTTTAATCCAGCCAGTGATGGTCAGTTCTAATGGGTCTTTCGGAGAGAAGGGGACCACTGGCAAGCTGCCAAGCGATTTCCGTAACAAAGCCAGCTGATCCTCTGCTTTTTTAGCACTGCTGGCCTCGACAAAAACCAGATGATTGCTTCGGTCTATCAGGATTTTAGCGACTGATTTTCTCGTGAAAGCACGAGGAAGAAGAGAGTGAAGCACTTCATCCTTCAGCGAATCTTTTTCGGTCTTCTTCAGCTTTCTGTCTTGCTCTTCTTCAAGTGTCAGGATTTTTTTCTGTAACTCTTCTTTGAGCACTTGAGAAGGTAGGATTTTTTCCTCTCGTTTATGCTGTATCAGAAGAAAACCCTGGTATTCATGGGTGAGGTTGTCACCAAGAACGGGGGTCCAACCAGCTTTAGTCATATCCTGAGAACCGCATGGGGTAAACACAAACTTGCTAAGGGCTGCATTTACTTCTGCAGTATCCCAGCTAACTTCGCGTGAAAGACGATAGATGAAGATATTTTTGAAAGCGACTGATCTCATGTCTCACCATTTGTGTTAGAAAATACATATTAATTATCTAACACAAATGGGTGCATTTTCTATCCTTTCTTGAAATCGAAGTTGCCAGCAGTGGCCTGAAAGGTTCCTCCTGCCTTGAAAGCTATGTCTCCGTTAGCGGTGACAGCAATATTTTCCCCATTAACATTGATGTTGTTGGCTGATTTGACGTTAACACTCCCTCCTGCATTCACGATTACATCAGCCGGACCAATGATATATATCTGCCCAGACTCATTTATGCCAATCCTTGAGCCTGCTGCCGTATTGGCAATTTCATAGCCGCCACCAGCAGTTCGTACTTCAAGAATATTGTTGCGGTGAATAACGAAGTCTTTCGTTGCTGAGATTTGGGGGCGGGGAGGTGCTCCATCTACTTCCGGCGGCGTCCAGCCGTTGCCTTTGCCAGATGCTTCTGGTGCAACGTTTGGAATTCCTCCCGGTGCATCCTGAGCGGCACCAACTATCATTGGGCGTCTGGTGTCTATTCGACCGTTAACATCTAAATAAGGAAACTCCACCCAGACCAGGTCACCTTTGACTGTAGGTACAAAAGCGTTCCCGATGGGTAACTGGTATTCCGCCCAGGGTAGATCGTCATCAGGAACGCCATTCCAGTCAGGTAAAACACGGACTTGAGCACGCATAAGCCCTGCCGGGTGCACAGTTCCAACAATTTGCGCTCTACGCTTCATTTGTTCGGCACTCCCAATATCATTCGTGTTGTGTAGCCTACGCGGTCCTCAAAGTGCGCAACATTTTTTACTATCAGCTTACGGGGCATTGATTCATCAATGCGGTTTTCCTGGTCATAGCGGTATACGATAATCTCTATCACCATTCCCGGTTTTATATCAGGATTGCCTGCGACTTCTATATCCATTTTGGGGACGAGAGACAGCTGCATATTGCGAAGAGTTTCCATATCAGAGTCGGATATATAACGCACTGGGAGTGAGCTATCGCCATATTCGACGTAGCCATCGGTCATGGAATACCCAACAAAACGATATTGATTCTTTGCTGTTGTCGCATGTTCCTGTTGGAGTAGGCGCATTTTTGACAAAGTGTATTCTGCTTTAGGGTTATTCCCCTCGTAGGTAAATGATGGCGTTTGCTTCATCAGATCAGCCAGGGTGTAAAAGTTAAATTCCCCCCGACATACCCAACACAATGCACCTTTGTCTCGCGCTATCTCCGAAAGCATTTTTGACGGTTTGTCACCGGCATTCAGATGATATGTAACTGCGCGTTTTAGCACGCTGCTGGTAATTTTAAGTTTGCCGGAATATGCCTTGAATATAGCGTCTGGTGTTTTGTTGGTATGTAAATTTGTGCGCGGGGAGGGGATCTTAAACCTGCGCACGTCTTCACTGACAGCAATAACGGTAACAACATCACCAGCCAGCATTGCAGACGTAACAAAGAAATCTGTTTTAAAAGTGCCTGCATTACCGTTTGGATCGCCCATTTCAGCCACCAGCGATGCACCGTATTTGGCTTTCCAGTCATCAATTACGGTGCCGGTAGCGTCATGAATTTCCAGTTTTAGCAAAGGGGCTTTGAGGCTGGTTTTTTCTACATATACTGCGGTAAAAATCCAGTCTCGTGGCACTTTGTTATCGTTAATGAGCACTGACTGTAGAAAATATTGTTGTAACTCCTGGGCCACTTATCACCCCATAGATATCGAGGTTTCGGTAATAATACGTTTTGCGTCCAACTCCCATGCTGTGATCACGTCTGCAATCACACTTATCGGCGCTTGTGTGGCATAAATACGCTCTTCTCCAATTGGTGCTGAAACATCCGTAAAGCCGACTTCTTTGGCATCCTGTATCGAGCAAATCAGCGGGACCGGGACACGAACAAGGTGAGTGGTTGCTTCAAATTGTGTACCTGTCATCAGGCGAAGCCGTGCGCCCAGCGAATTACACATCAGACTCATGGTCGCTTTATCAGTTGCCATTAACGTAACGTCATACGTCAGAATGGCCTGGGTGTATTCCAGTTCTGCTAAAGGCATTCCGGTATCCGGTTCGCAAAAACTGGCTACTTTTTTGCGGTCAATCTGCTGATCATCGTTGATATAATTGATATCCATAGTGCGTGAGATATTGACCAGGGGGAGAGCATCCCGGTTAATGTTCTGGTTTTCAGGTTTTCTCCCTTGCCCGGCATTTGCGCGACGAACTGCTTTAAGAAACTCGATCGCATTGTCGAAACGGGCCACATAGACACGCTCTGCTGGTGGACGATTCAGGAATGACGCAAAGCGTTTTTCTTCCGGCGCGGGGGCCACCAGTAAGATATCAGAAAAAATGTTGCTGATTAGCGTCGCAAACGCGTTATCCACGTTTTCAAAGCCCGTGGTCTGGAATTTTCCTGTGCGTGAGGTTTGCCATTCACCTGTTCGCGCCAGGAGGGTTTTATTTGAAGTCATTCGATCACTCCGTTTTGAGTCGTATCAAAATTCCTGGCAGGTATGCAGTAGTAAAGCGAACCAACATGCTGTGTGCCGTAGCTAAAAATACGGTGCACGTACCACCAGCGGCGCGCTACGCCGTTTACCATCTCTTCATTCCATTCAAGAATTGAGCCGACGGGGACGTTATTTGCTGCAATACGCAGAATCAGAACATCATCGGTTAAGCCATCCTGCTCACCGTCTGCGTCAATCGCATGGAAAGAGTCACGCCCGTCAGGGTTATCCAGCACATAAACGATTTCAGGTTCCTGGTAAGTCAGTTCGCGTTGGTTGTTATCCAGTTCAGTGAATGACTCTTCTCCTGTTTCGTCGCTGACTACCCCATATGTGCCAACATCTGGTCGATATAAGAGAGCCTGAAACGCGTCTGGGCTGGATTCAATAATCAGCATCCAGTCTGCGCGGATTTGGTCGTTAAAGGCTTTATGCCCGTTATAGCGTGCTTTTAACTGTGGAGTCGGTTCTCTGCCAGCCAGGGAAGATGGAAGTATGGCTATATCTGATTCGCCAGCATCCGGAGTAAGGCCACCGTTGCTATCAGCAAAATTATCATGGCTATCAGCTTTGGCGGCGGGTTGCTCTTCCAGAATGCTGAATGAATCCGAACCGGTATTGCCATGTTCCGGCGCGCCTCCTGCATTCGCTTCAATCGGCGCTGGCGTTTCTCTCTGCGTGCTGTCATGTTCTGACTCCTTACTTGCCAGGTTTGCATCGTCAGCAAACCATTCGTCAAAACGGCCCATAAGCATCCTCAAAGGTCGATCTGTCAGGTATCGAAAGGAAGATTTTCGGGAGATTGTGATTTTGGATGAAGGAGGGGGAATTCATAAAATGCACTTGCGCACAGTGCAACGGTGCGCTATAGTTATGGCATTCGGTAATCATCACGGAGGATCAAATGACTAATGACCAAAAAAATTAACATAAAGGATTTCAGGGATGCGTGGCTTGATGATTTTTTTGAATTTTCAACACCACATAGAAAGATACCTCCTGATATTCATATGACATTGTCACGGAAGTTGGACATTATCAATGCCGCAACTACCTGTAAGGATTTAAGATCACCACCAGGTAATCGGTATGAGGAACTGTCAGGGAAGCTAAATGGCTATTCATCAGTAAGGGTGAATAAGCAATATAGGTTAATTTTTAAGTGGGTTAACGGAAAGGCCGAGGACTTGTATCTCGACCCTCACAAATACTAAAACAGATACCCGGTTACGGACCGGGTTCTGACCAGAGTCCACTTAATACGCACGCTAGTAAGGGCAAAAAATGAAACAGGCAACCAGAAAACCGACGACCGTAGGTGATATCCTGCTGTACGAATACCTGGAGCCGTTAGAGCTGAAGATCAACGAGTTAGCAGAAATACTTCATGTTCATCGTAACACCGTAAGCGCTCTTGTTAATAACAATCGTAAGCTAACGATGGATATGGCATATCGCCTGGCAAAAGCATTCGATACTTCTGTAGATTTTTGGATTAATCTTCAGACCGCAGTAGATCTGTGGGAAGTCGAAAATGATATGCGCGTCCAGGAAGAGTTAAGTCGTATCAATACTGCTGAAAAATTTATTTCTCAGCGGAACCTGAATAAAAAAGCAGCCTGATATAGTAAAACACATACAAAAAGCCCACTTAGCAAGTGGGCTTTCCTTTGTAATTAATGAACATTAAACCTATCCGTACAGAACAAGATTATGAGGCCGCACTGCGTGCGGTCGAACCGATGTTCGATAACGAACCGGAAATGAATACTCCGGAAGGTGATTTCTTTGAGGTTATGAGTCTTCTCATTGAGGAGTACGAGAAGAAACATTACCCAATTCAACCACCATCACCTGTTGAATCTTTTAACTATCCATAATAAAAGTAATCAGGATAAGCTATGATGTCAGAAAAAGTTAAAGATAATCCGTCTATAAATGAAACAGAACTAAAATCATTTTCTGAAATAATAAAAGATAAAATATTTAACAAGGTTTTTGCATATGTTGTCATTTCTTTTCTAATTTTTAACTGGAAGGATATTTTAATTATATTAAAGTCAAAGGACGACATCCTATATACATTATCTATTGTTTCTGTTGGTGGTAATGTCCCGTTCATTGATAATTGGATTGTATCCCCGTGGGTTTATCACGTTGTAATCCCATTTATTTATGGAGTATTTGCATCTGTGTTAGCTCCTGTTCTCACACTGAAGATATCTAAGCTAACAAGTAAATTATACACTGAAATAAGATATTTAGATGAAGTTGCTGATTATGATAAAAGAATAGAATTGCAAAGAAAGAAAACAAAGTTAAATCAAGCAACCAATGACGCTAAATATTCAAAACAAATCTTAGATGAAAATGAAAATAAACTTAATGACTTGGTTACGAAACAGCGAGAAATTTGTGGCGCGATAAAACTATTGCATACTGATGTTGGCAGTATTATTGAACTATATAAAAATAAGGGGGTTAGCATTGAATCTCCGCAAGATTTATGTGATTTTATAGTCGCTATAAAAAGCACATCATTCTATAATGATGACAAGCATTTTAATAAATTGGTGTCTGATATTTCCAGTTTGTTTGATAATACTGGAATTGATCTTTCAAAAAAATGAAAGCCCAGCATAAACTACTAGGCTATGTGTGGTTTATGCTTTTTTTACATACTCCATGAACATTTTTTCAGCTTGTGCTGGTGGTGTTCCAGCCATGACAAGCGCATCAATGAACGCCTGCTTCTTCAGTGCGAACTGATCGGCAAGGCGTTGCTGAAGCTCCTTGTTTTTCTGTTTCTCACGTTGCAAGGCCGCTTCTTTTGCTGCCGCCCGTTTTTTCTGTGCATCTGACAACTTTCTGGCCTTGGTCAATTGGTCACGTAGTTTGTCGATCTTGCCGTTGTCCTTTGCCAGTTTTGTACTTAAAGCTGCCTGGCGCTTCTGATAGAGCCTCCATTCGCGTTTGGCGGCTTCAACGTTCGTTTTACTGCTACGATTGCGATTAAACTCCTTCTCGTCTTCTTTTGAGAAGTGTTTGGTTGTACGGCGGCGATCGTCACCAAATGCAATTTGCGTTGCAGCCTTTTGTAGCGCACGAGCAATACTCATTTGCCAACTGGCGGACTGTAACCGCGTCATTGAGTGGATCACGTGTTTACAGGCGACGCCTTGCAGCTTCGGGTTGCGAACTTTTGGATAGGCGTATTCTTTTGGCGGTGCCAGGGCAAAGTTACCCGCAGTGGCGATGTAACGATACCAGTATTGATGACGACCACAGTCACAATCGAAAGACACTCGCCCGGCGCACAGTGATTTAGTGATTTTGAGAGCTGATTTATCGTCTTCTGCGATGTCATCAACCATCTGATCCCATTCTTCAAAGCGTATCCGGACGATATGGTGCTGGTGGACGGATATATCCGATGCTTCTACGCGGATATTAATCACATTGTGGCGAAGAGATACGGGTGTAGCTCTTTTGATACCAGATCCGTCATCCACGGCGTTATTTGCACGCTTAATATCGATTGCCTGGCTGGATGCCACCAGCTGGGCGTATGTGATGCCAGCCGTCTTGCTGTCATATTTTTCGCGCGTTTTACTCCGTAGCTTTTCGAAACCTTTCAGGTCGTCTCGCGTGAAGAACGTGCCGCCTTTTTTCTTCCCTAACTTGAGAATATCTTCGGCGGATTTGTTCCTCAGTCTACCTGGCGTCAGCGTCCGGTGAGCTTGTCGGCGCTTACGGGTTTGTTCTTTCCTGATAAGGTCGAATAAACGCGTGAAGTCCTTAGAGGACAGGCCGTCAGTGATATAGCGCCCGTCCTGGTTTTTCAGGAAATCAGGCATTTTCTATCTCCGGTTCCGCGCTTGCGTAATCACGGATCTTGTTCCTCAGCCATGCCACATCAGGAAGAGTTAACGTGGTCCCTGCGGGCATTTCTTCAATTTCTGACTCATGGCCCACCAGCACCCGGAATACCCAGCGCAAATCTGCATTGCCATACGCCCTGTAGGCTGCAAGGTCTGAACGATATACTTCATCAATCTTTATCGTGTACTGGAAATTATCAGAGTGATACTCCGATACCCGCTTAATCATTTCCTGGTGAAACAGCGCACGAAAAATATCGTCTTCAATGTACCTATCGTCGAGTCTGCTATAGCCCATAACAAAGCCTCTCAGTCATAACCTGGGGGAAACTGTATGCAGGGTGTGAAATGCGAGAAACAGACAGGCCACCAGTTCAGGGGGATGTGGTTCATAAATCCCCTCACTGGTGACAAGTGACTTTCATTAATCTTTATGCGGGGGCCAGCTTCATTTGCTGGCATTAGATTAAAAATCAAACGGAGTAAATGACATGGATGTTATCTTCGAATTATTAATGCTAATTGATCTGTTTATGAACGCTTCATTGACCACTCAAATACTCGCGTCAATATTTTTGTTACTCTTCTACCTGGTATTGAGGGAGTTAACAAAGCTACTAATGTGATCAAAGTATCACGGTATCTTCATCAACTTCTTTCCCAGTCAGCGACTTTGGCTGGGAGGTGCCTGCTTTAACTTTTTCATGCCCAATAATGGACAGGAACGAAGCGAGTATGCCTGTTTTTTGCTCTTTCTCGACTGTACCGGTCATCTGCTCTACGTAATCCGCACTGGCAACATTGTGGTATACGGTCGCGTAGCAACACAGGATCATCAAAATATGTTCCGGCCTGATATCCTGCCAGTTCACCCGGTAAACTTCTTCTCCGTTACCGTTGTATTCGGTGTCAACGATGGAGTCGGGAATTTCGAAAGCACCTTTATTGTTTTGCGGCAGGGATAATAGCTTCTGGAGTTTTAGCTCTCTGTATCTTTCCATCCCTACGATGATCGCAGCTCTGCCGTCGGCATGACGTGTCTTGAGTGTTACCTGGCTTGCTCCGGTGCCAGCGGAGATCGTTGGCGTAATTTCGTCTACCAGCACCTTAAATTTGCTTTTCCGCAGGGCTGCTATAGCTGGAGGAATCTTTTGCTTTTGTTCCAATGCTGACGCGGGAAGGGGTTTTACTTCGTTAATCACGAGAGCACCGTCTTTCAGTATTGCAGTGAGCATTTGCGGTTTGCTGGTGGTCAGGCTGAATATTGCTATCTTCTCCATTGTCCTTCCTCCACGGATGACGGATACAAAAAAAGGCCGCACATGGCGGCCTGCTTTGGCGTTATGACTCCCTACCGCGCTTCGGCTGAAAGTTAATCGTCAAAAGAACCTTCAACGGGAGCCGTTAGCGCGATGGATTATGTGCAGTTTGTGATTTCCAGAATAGTGTCAACCACTTTTTGAGGATTTTATTATTTGACCGAAACTTGGCCTAAATCATGTTGATGTAGTTGATTGTTTTTATAACATAAAACTTCATTTTGTTTACATGAAGGATGGTGTAGTGAAGTTAAGGGTTTTAGGGGCCGCGCTCGCGGCTATGTTGGGATGCGTATCTGCTAATACTGCCAATGCAACTGCGTTACCTGCACAATTCAGGGCAGGGCAGCAGGTTATGAATAACGCTGTTGGGGATCATTCACAAGCGGCCATTATGGACTTTTGCAAGAGGGAGGGCATTCCATTACGGCCTGTTGGAACTCAGTTTATTGGTAAAACTGACTTTTGCGTTTTTGCATATACAGCATATCTGACGGACAAAGCTATAACAAAAACAGGTTATTCAACCAAAGATACTCTTTCCAGATTAAGTCAGGGATGGCAGCAATTCGAAGTGTATCGCCAGCAAGGATTAGGTGAGTTATTGCAACCACTTTTTATGCTTGCGTTGGTGCCAGAGGGGCAGCAATTTTTGGTTAAAAAGGGAATGCTTCGCCAAAGTGATATTGCCGGGTTCGATAGCATGATGGCTTATGAGCGCAAACTAACCGAGCAGCGAAATAAAAAACCATCTGCTTCATGTGTGCAAAGTAAAACAGCAGAATACAGTGCAGTAGCCGGGCCTTTAGCCAAACAAATGGCAGAGCAATGGTGTAAAAAATACGGGCAATAAGTTACGCAGCGGAGGCAGAATTGAACAGATTGGCTATTGCTTTACTGGCGTCTTTCCCTTTGATCGCGAGCGCCGGAAATTTACAAGTTAAGTGCGGTCGGTTTGATATAAAAATCTATCCAGATGCCATATTTCTGAATGGGAATAAGGTTGATAACGCACACCGAAAAACTGAATCTGACGTAATGAGCTATGTGTTCCAGGAGTATGCGGAGATGGGGGGAACTTACACGCTGTACTCGCTGGATGTTCCTTCTCGCGGTGATATGACATTATCCCATCAATGGCAGAACGCCGATGGCGAAGCTCTGCGCGAGGTTAAAACAGAAAAATGTGGCACTTTCCATTCTTTTAAAGGGAAAGCGCCAAATGTTAAATCTGTGCTTGAAAAACAGCGCGCAGGTGAGCTTTAAACACCTTTAACCACGGAGATGCCGTTCCCTGCACGATAGCTGCGGGGAACGGAATTCTCCATCAGGTCACGAATTACTCCCGCCTCATGTAGTTCCTCTGTTTCCCAGTATCTGTTTGTCACCAGATCCAGGCTGGCTATGACCTTGTGCCGGTCATTCGGCATAGCCAATTTTTCTGCTATAACCATCAGTGAAAACTCTTCATCCAGTAGGATTTGATACCAGACTTTTGCCAGTTCCAACTCTCTAATGAGGGTGAAGCGCCGCTCAAGTGTGGCGGCAGAATAAGTGAAATCTATTTTTTTCATCGTGCGGATAATCCGATTATTTGGCAGTTAAATCCCCGGCGTCGCCGGGGATGCAGCATTTAACTAACAATCCAGTCCATAGCAATAACATCCTCTGGAGCTAAATCAATAGCATGGATTTTCCCGTCACGGATGGTGCGCCAGTGCTTTCGTGATCCACCTTCGGGCCACACCCATATACCTTCAGGCCAGGAAGAACGACGACACACTGTTGCGTATCCAGTCCTGATCTTCTCTCTGACGGTATGTAGTGACAGATTATCCTTTGGGCTTTCAGGCACAGGATGGTGGATTGCCTGAAACATCCCCATCTTTGGATGATACCAGCGTTTATTGCGTGGTTCTGCCTCCGACATCACCTGCTTAAAGGCTTTCCGGAAGGGGGCCAGGGCCACAATGGAACGTCGCGCAAGCAAACCGTCGGGAGTTAAAAACTCATGCGTATCTGTGGGGATCCGGTAAGCGTTGACCAGGTTGCGGCATTTGGCTTCAGTCAGGCCGCATTTCGCCGCTAACTGGCGATAGCCAATGTAGCCTTCCGGAATATTGCCTTTCTTTATTTGCTCGACGGTTTCAGCGACTTTGGTCACTTGTGCCGATACTTCGGCTACCTGGGCATTAACGGCGTTGATCCGGCGTTCATGCTCAAGATGCATTTGCGCCATTTCAGCCAGAATTTCGGCTTTTGATTTTAACTGTACCCGGGCATTCTCCAGTTCGCGCCAGCGGTCCACCAGCCGGGCGGTGAATTCGGGAGAGAGCTGCGCGACGACGACAATACTATCGCGCTTGCCTTGCTCGCCTTCGAAGAAATAGGCTTTTGTGTATTTATTAGGGCTAAGTGATTGATTATTCTCAACTGTAGCCAATGGCGTATGTTGGATAACTCCTTTAGCAACAAGTCTTTCGATGCTGCGTTTAACATCAGAGTGACGACTTCCCACCAGTTCCGCGATCTCAATGCTGGTCATTGTCGCTTTTTGAGAGATGGACAGATTCATCAGTGCACCTCCACGCAGTTCATTGGCAGATTCCAGTAATTGAGGATCTCCATCGCATCAAGAGTGAAGCGAGCAGCAAAAATGCAGGGTTCTTCGGGAAGGTATGAGCGCGCCTCTGCTTCGGTAGCAGCCATTACGCAGATATAAAGGTGTTTTTGGCAGGAATAGAAACGCCAGATAAATTCAGAATGAGTTGGGGTAGGGATAGTAGCCATATTGGCAGCCTCCTTTGACTAAGTTAAGGAGCTACCGCGTGAGGTTCCAATCTCAATGGCGGTAGCACTGACTGGGTTGGAACTACCGGCGTCAAAGGGAACCGGCCTGCCTTTCGGCAGCCCAGCCAGCACTACCATTGATCTCTGAGCTAAACGCTAAGTATGGCTGTGCGATGGCATGACACAAAAAAAGACGCGTTCGGCGTCTGTGTCGCCTTTGACATTATCCGGGGTTCCAATCCCGGCACCCGTTTTTCTAAGGTGCCGTAGAAATATACCCCACGATAATGCCATGGCGCAACAGTCAGTATTTTATGCTTTGGCGGATTTCTTCCGGGCTTGCTTGCAGGCGTAGGCCATTGCTTTAGCTTTCACTTCATCCAGCTTCCCGGTGATCACTTCTTTTCCGAGAGTGACAAACCAGTCATAGCAACCGCCAGTAATGTTCTTGATTTGAAAGTTGAGGTAGCGAACAGTCATTTTGACACCCCCAGCGCGAGTAAAGAATGCAGATTATCGCGTGAGTGGTGGACGACGAGTGATGGGAAAAGACTGTAGTTGTTCATAGTGTAGTGACTCCTTGCTTTCGGAGCCGCCATTGACTGTTCCACGGTCTGGTGGCGGCGCAATAAAGGCTGGAACACCGTGAGTCAACGGGGGCTTTTCAGCCACCTATATTGCACCGCCATAGGTATAGCGGCGGCAATAATACGAAAAACTAAACAGTTTGTCTCAAAAAGTTGACCGGTGTGCCAATCGGTAGTGAATGTACATCGGGGAAATTTACAATTCAACTTAAAATGTTAGAAAACTAATTTATCAATTCAATCGCCATCTGATACAACGCCATTTCATCGGCATTGTGCCGTATGAAATCTGCTTTTCCGCCTATTTTTCCATCAGCATGAACAGGGACCAGCCAGGGATATTGTTCTCGGACCTCGGCTGGCGCTGCGTACTGGTGGTGCCATTTACACAAAGGGAGGACATATTTATGCGCGTTCTCTGCCGTTCTCCCGAAGATATGGTGCAGGGATACTACTGGGCTATGTTGCCCGTGAATATGGCAGGCAATGCAGGGGAGAGTACCGATAGCGGTCTGTATCCGGCGTTCATCGGCTGTGAGTGATCTGCCCTTCAGGCCGCGTGACGTGCGTGTTTTTTTGGGCGGAGCGGATACAGCTTTATCTTTTCTCCGCTGTTCATATTGCTTTGCTTTTTCAATTTTCTTTTGCCGATATTCAGGCGATGCGGCTTTTTCTCTCGCTCGCTGCTGCTGGCGTTGAGCTTGTTGAAGGCGCTTTGCCCTTTGTTCCTCTCGCCAGGCCGGGTCAGCCAATTTTTGCATGGCTTTTTGTCTCTGTTTCTCCCAATAACTCTGTTTCTGCATGATGGCAGTCTCTTACTTTTCAACGATTTTTCTATGATTGATCAAAATGGTTAGATATTCAAAATTGATTTTCTAACATAAAACATTAATATCATTCCTGATAACTGTTTGGAGGACATGATGCTTATAGCTTTAAGTGCGATCCACCAGCCATCTGTGAATGAGATTGGCCTGTTCTATGTGTTGGTTTTCGGGGCGTTGGCGCTACTTGAGCTTGGTATTGAGCTTTTCGCAGTGCTTATGTTTTGCGTCACGATTCTGGGGAAATTTTGATGGTGAAACGTGTTTTGAAAATTTACATCGCGGGGCCGATGACTGGTTATCCAGATTACAACCGTGCGGCGTTTAATGCGAAAGCGAGCGAGCTGATGTCTGAAGGGCATATCGTTCTGAATCCAGCTGTGTTACCTGGTGGCCTTTGCCAGAGTGAATACATGGATATTTGCCTGGCAATGGTGCGTTCTGCTGATGCGATCTATCTGCTCAATCAATGGGAAGAATCGGTTGGTGCTCGCGCAGAGCACGCGCTGGCTGAAAAGCTGGGGCTGACTGTAATTTATGAGTCACAAACCAACATTGAATGCCAGGTTGCTCCGCATATTTACCGTGAACTGGTAAATGCGTTACGTGATGTTGCTATTGAATGTCACGGCACGGATCAGCTTCGCGCCCGCTTAAGCAAAACCCTTTCCAGTTACCTGTCTTTGGCTGAAGGATACAACCTCCGGCAGCGGAGAATGGTCAAATTAATCACGCGTTTATCTCAATCCCTGGCAAATGCCGAACCAACTAATCCGCTACCTAATGACGCAATGAATTACCTGAAGTCATGCGGCGTTGTTTCTGAAGATGCAGTTCGTTTTGTGGAGTTTATGTCTCAGAGGATGTCAGCGTGAGCTGGCGGGGATGGGGAAGGGCGGAAATCATGATACTCCGCCAGTGCGCCGGGACTATGACAGTCGTGAGTATTGGGAGGCTGATCGGGCGTACCGGTAGTGCTGTCAGAACCAAAGCGCGGCAACTGCGGATCTGCATGATTCTGAAAGGAGACTTTCACCCGTCAGCCAAATACCGGCAGGGCGATATAGAACTGGCACGGCAGCTTCATCGGTGTGGTGTTCCCCGCCGTGAGATCGCAGAAAAACTCGAAATGCCCTTGAGCATGATTAATCAGTACGTTTATTTCGAAAGGAGAGTACATGAAGTCTGAAGGTTTAACGCCAGCACAACTGGCAGAGCGTAACGCTGAGTATGTAACGGAAATTTCCCGACTTGAGAAAGAACGCTCGGCGCTGGCGGCGGAGAATGAACTGGCTCGTAAGGCAGTTCAGGCATTCTGCGATGTTGTTGGCGACAACACCGAGGTTATCGCTGAGGAGGTTGGGCGAGATGGCGTTCTGGTTATTTTGGAGGCCATGAAGGCAACAGGAAATATGCCAGCCACCGATGCTTTCCTGGCTGAAATTCGTGCGGAGGCTCGCAACGAGGGGATTAACTATACCGCAAGCCGTCTTGCTGCTGCTTTCAACCACGGATTTATCAATAAGTCTTTACGTGAAGTTTTCGACGTTACACGCATGATTCTGTCAGCGAAAGAAGAGTTGGCTAATGAACCGCACCCGATTGATGGCCTGTCCGGTGAATATGCGGAGAAATCCCTTGAAGAATGGGCGGAACAGATTCGCAAAGGAGCTGACAAGTGAAGAAGATGATTTTTGTCGCGGCATTGTTGGTGAATATCCAACAAGTGCATGCTTCAGCAGCTATTGTAGCCTCTACCGCCGCGACTACGGCTGCTGTAGCTGCTGCGAACTCTGCGAATATCGCAAACCAACAGGCACAGCGTGCTGCTAATGCATCAGCCAGCGTTCACTCAATCACCATTAAGAGCAGTAAGCAAAATCTGGGATTCATAACGTGCGGCACGCGTTCTAATGAAGCTGTAGGTTCACTTGGATGTACGGTATATGGGGGTAGTGAGAATAGAGAAATTCCATGGAAAACGTGGCCCGGATACGTTCTTGGCTCGAAGCTCCCGGCCAGTTATGAAGTAAACGCCGTATCGTTTGATCACTATAACGGCGTGGCAACGGTCTATTTTGCATATTGAGGCTCCGCATGAAATTCTCCAAATTTTCTGAGTTGGTGAATCGTATTTTGTCCAACAACCACAGCCATCGTCGCGATATGGATGTAACGATCGTTGTTCATTCGCCTGGCAGCATTGGTTCAACACCCTCAGTTGAGGTTCAGTCAATTCACGCTGGTTTTGATTGGGATTCCGGGAAAGTGCTGATTTTCCCAGCACAGCCACTGACCACGCTAACACCAGAACAGATTACTGATATTACTGATAGTGTGCGCAAAGGTCAGTCCTGGCACGCATATCAGGAATACAAGAAGCATAAAGAGCAGTTGGAAAAATTATCGATTGAACTTGATACCGCAAAACAGCGCATTGCAGAGCTGGAGGGTAATCGCGCGGCGCTGGCTGCGGAGAATGCGAGACTGAAGGCGATATGTGAGGATCGCCGCACGTTCATTATGAATGGCGTGCAGCTTGGTTTTATCAAGGTGCCAACAGTGGAAATAGATCCAGCTCTTGAAACAATTCGTATCGCCCTATCACCACAAAAAACCACTCCTGCGACCGACACTTTCCTAGATGAAGTGAAGACTGAAGCACGCAAGGAGGGCGCTTACTTTGTGGCGAATAGAATGCTGGCTGCCTGGGAAGCTGGTTTTATTGATGATACTGCGAAGAACGCCGCGGATATTGCCCGGATGATTCTTACCTCTACTGAGTTTATGGCTAATGCGCGGGAAGGCGATTTTGACCGCTCATTCTCTGATGGTGTTCTCGAAGATATCGCTGAACAGCTTCGCAAAGGAGGCAGCCAGTGAGCGAGCTTTACTATCAGACGTTACGTGAACGTTTTTCACCGAAACCAGCGCCTAAATGCTCTGTTTGTGGCGAGGAAATGTCAATGCAGCGCATATCTGGATCACATGTTGTTTATGCCTGTTCCGGCATGGAGGACGACGGATGCTTCAAAACTGGACGAACTTATGCTGACGAGCATTACAAAAAATCGCGCATAACAGTAGTTGATGATAGCGATCCTGATGTGATTGAACTGCTGGAAGAGAACATGGAGATGGCTCTAACGCTTGAGAAGCTGCGTGTTGAGCTGGAGGCTGCTAAACAGCGTATTGCCGAATATGAAAGCAATTGCGGGGCGATGGTGGCGGAATGCCAAAGCAAAAAAGCAGCTCTTGAGGCAATTCTTAGCCATTGCCCAATTAATCATCCAGATATAGACATCGCATGTATAGCGAACATCGCTCATAACGAATTAGGCGGGGCGAAAAGCACTACATCTAAGGCATACCTTGTAGAAATACAGGCACAAGGGGTGGAGGCATTCGCTTTGACGATGCGCGATACCGGAGATGATCCATTTTTTGATTCCGTTGCTTCTGCTTGCGCGGATGCAGCTGATAGGTTCGCTGCCCAGCTTCGAAAAGGAGGCAAACAGTGAGTAATACCGCACGACTACAGCTTGGTTTTTTACCGCTATCAAAAACCATCGTGTTGGCAAAAATGCGTGACTTAGGGGATGGAACAAAACGTCGTGTCGGCAATGATCGCGGTCGTGATGTAACCAACGAGGCCGCACAACTCGTTTGGCATCTAGTCATGGCTGAAGGCGGTGAAATTAATTGGGAGCTGGATGATGGTTCTCGCATGGTATTAAAGGCAGAAAAGCAGGAGCCACCACAGTGAATATCGACACCACGATAACGATTGATACGGCCCTAAATACCGGTCTGGCACTTCTCGGTTGGCTTTACATCATGTCCAGTACATGGCGATGGCTGGGTTCCATTTTCCTGAAACAGTGGAAAAAACGGCGCAAACAGGAATTACGCCAGAAGGCATTAGAAGCGTTCTATGACGCATTTGAACTTAGCCGCATTGAACCAGGCACAACAGCCAGGATAGCGACAAAAGGCGACCTGATGATAGTGATGTTCCGACAGGAGAAAGCAAATGGCAGCAAAGCGAATGACTAATCGCGAACTTGTTGATGCCGCGATTGAACTTGCTGGCGATTTTTATTCCATGATGGGGTACACGCATCGCCCCGGCTTCAAATATTGGGAGTCTCCGCACCCGCAAGAGCAACGGGTATTTCAAATGGCCTGTCGCGCTTTTGAAGTTATTCGCGGTTCTGATGTGATGGACGCGGTTGCTGATTTGGAGGATGAAGAGTGAACACAATTAAAGAAATGCCGGTAGAACGTGATGAATATGGCTGCTGGACACATCCGGAGTATGAAAAGTTTTGCGCAGGTCGTGAATATATATCCACTGAGGAATTTGACGCCTGGATGAAGGAAAATAATCTTCAGTGGACTATTCGCAGTATGGATGAAGATGATTTTGGTCTGGACGCAGCTGGTCCCGATATTGCCGCCTGGGAACCGGAGCGACCAGAGGGTGAAGGCTGGTTTGTTGGCTCTATTCATGACACTGAAGATGGTCCGGTTTGTATCTGGCTGCGGGAGAAGGTTGCCGCATGATCCAGGCTATGCATGAAATGAATTTATATAGCCGTATTGATGGTTCTGGCTACAGAAACATATGGGTTGTTGGTGATCTGCATGGTTGCTACACCAGACTGATGTCCGAACTCCATCGTGTGGATTTTGACCCGACGCAGGATTTACTGATATCGGTTGGCGACCTTATCGATCGCGGTACTGAAAATGTCGAATGTCTGGAACTATTGCAGATGCCCTGGTTCAGGGCAGTAATGGGGAACCATGAGCGGTTGATGCTTGATGCGTTAAGTCCTGATGGCAACGTGAATAACTGGCTAATGAATGGCGGACAATGGTTCTTCATGCTGGACACTGATCAGGAAATATTAGCCAAGGCGCTGGTGGAGCTGGTAAAGCGTCTGCCATATATCATTGAGTTGAACACCGGGCATGAAACTATCGTTATAGCCCATGCCGACTATCCAGGTGGAGAGTACCAGTTCGGTAAGGATGTGTCGTTTTTTGATGTTGTCTGGTCGCGCAGTCGCGTCGGTGATTCGATAGATGGCATTGGTGGAGAAATCACAGGCGCAGATCGCTTTATCTTTGGGCACACACCGGTACGAAGACCAAAAGCATACTGGAATCAGCACTACATAGACACGGGCGCGGTTTTTTGCGGAAATCTGACGCTAATGCAGGTGAAGGGAGGGCAGCTTAAAGTCTGATCAAATCATTTACGCACTCAAAATGCGTTAGAACATTGATTTTAGTTTTCTAACATATTATTTTACCGCTCGGAACAAAACAGAGTCGGTATACATTATGAGTGCAATAATCACACCTCATTTCGTGAACGGAGCTGGTGTGGCTGTCTTTCCGGTAGACAAGCCCACCAGTAACTACATTGGCGCAGGCCGCCGTTTCATTATCTCCCCACTTCCGCGTGAACAGGCTGAAAACACGCCAGATGGCGTAGTGGATCTGAACTATTCGCTGGTTGCCAACCAGTCTCTGAAACCGTTTTTTCAAAGCGAGCGCGTATTTAACGCGTTGGGCGGTGAAGATTCGCTTGTTCATTGGGTAAGTTCCAATATCCACGATTGCCAGGCGCACGATAAGCGCGATTGCAGCCACCAGCTAACCACTCATTTCTATAACGGCTCTGCCGTTCGCCTGTGCTGGAAGCATGATGCGGAATACATGATGAAGGGGTACAGCAAGCTGGACGACCAGTTATCCCTGAATCGTGCCAACTGGGTTATGAACTGGGCTGCGAGCGAGTTAAAACTACCGCCAGAACGCGATCTGAGCATGGTTGAACTCACTTTTTGGGCCATTCGCCGGAATCTGAAAGATGAGCTGCCAGATGAAGCCGGTCGCATTGCATTTTGTCAGCCAAAAACTGAAATCCCTACCGGTACGCTGAAAGAATCAGATATCACCTGGGAGCACAGTACCCGCGAGCTGGTGGACATAACCGCAGAGCAGATCGTCAACCTGTCTGTAGATGAGGATTCCGGCCTGCTTTATATGCGCCGACCAAAAGCGGTCCTCGGTAAAAGCCCGGCTTATCTCCGGTTTGTGGTTTCTCGTCCGTGCATCGGATGCGGTGGCAAAGTTAACCACCCGTTCATGTACCGCGCCCGCTCGTTAAACGAACACGACCGCTGGGCTGTTCCTCTTTGCGATGACTGCGCCAGAAGCGCAGAAAACGATGTCCGGGCATGGGAAAAAGCACATGGCATACGCCTTTACGTAGCCGCTAACCAGCTTTTTGACTTCGCCATCGAGCGCGGAGTGATCACTTTCAATAACTGATGAGGTGGATCAAAAAATGAAAGAACGCGGGATGATTTTTAACGATGAGATGGTCAGGGCCATCCTCGAAGGAAGGAAGACGCAGACTCGCCGACCTGTAAAAAATGTCAGGGCCGATAACTGCCTGGTTATCCGTAAACCGACAAAGAAACGCAATGGTATCTATACCCACGTTATGGATGCACCTGAACATGGTTTATGCCCGTTCGGTAACGTTGGTGATCGCATATGGGTCCGTGAGGCGTGGGCGATATTAGGCAATGAGGATGGTTGCAGTGTGGACTGGAACGACAACCTTTGTCGTGGCGATGAGAAGAACGCAGCAAGGATTTATCGGGCCAGTTGTGAGCAAAAGCCGGGTGATTACGGCTTGTGGTCGATACCCGATGATGCCGACTGGAAACCTCACACTGTGAATGAAAAATTTGATGGCGGGTGGTGTCCATCAATTCACATGCCGCGCTGGGCATCGCGCATTCTTCTGGAAATTACCAACGTGCGCGTTGAGCGGTTGAACGATATCAGCGAATGCGATGCAAGGGCTGAGGGCGCACCAACAGAATCGACCCTCATTGGCGATAAGCATTACCCAAGTTTCCGTAGCCTATGGAAATCAATTTATGGCGAAGATAGTTGGAACGCTAATCCTTGGGTGTGGGTAATCGAGTTTAAGCGTATTCAGGGGGCAACCAGTGAGCAAAATTAACTATCAAGAACTGCGCGAGGCGGCGGAACAGGCAACGCAAGATGAATGGGTAGCATATATTTTGCCGGTCATAACGGCATTTATCCTGCGCGCACGTCTGAGGGTAGGCATTGCGGATACTTTATTGACTGGCCTGGCGTCTGTCAGGGGCGGGAGAGCATCAGCATGAGCATCAGAACCTACGCAGTGAATTGCAATGACGCATGGCTAAACACCGAAGGTGATGACATCTCCGGCTCATACGTTAAGTACAAAGACCATCAGGAAGTGGTTGCCGCTCTTGAGGCCAGGTGCGCGGCGCTGGCAGCGGAGAATGCGGCGCTTAAACAGTCGGAGAAGGAATTTAATAACTTCTGTCGTCAGGAGTACTACGGTTGGGAGGACAACTTCACGGAAACCCCAGCTACCGACGCTCTCCTGGCTGAAGTACGTGCGCAGGGGGTGGATATGGCTCGTAACGCGATGATTGATTTTGTTGATGGTGAAGTTGGGCCAAACAAGAACGTTCCGGGGCTGATTAGAGGCGCAGAGATATGCGTAAGTATTGCTGAACAGCTTCGCGAAGGAGGCAACCAGTGAGCAAGATTGATTATCAAAAGCTTCGTGAAATCGCTGAAAAAACAAAAATTGCTGGTGAAGCACCTGTAATGCCTTTCGATCAGCGAATTAATGCGCTTAACGATTTTATGAAGCACTTTTCGCCAGATATCGCGCTGGCATTGTTGGATGAACGGGAAAGAAACCAGCAATACATCAAACGCCGCGACCAGGAGAACGAGGATATTGCGCTAACGGTAGGGAAGTTGCGCGTTGAGCTTGAGGCAGAAAAACAGCGGGCAAAGGATCTGTTTATGGAAAATGCTCGGCTTAAGTCAGGTATAGCCGGTCTGATACACCTCGGTATTCGATATGCAGATGTTGATGTCATGAAAATTGCTGGAGATGCCCAGCTTTCTACCCCATGCACTGACAGCATCATAAACAGCATTGCAACAGGCATTCGCATCAACGGAGGTGAGTAGTGCGTGTGGCATGTATTGGCTTGTTACCGTACCCGACTCGTTTTTGGGCTTCTGCGCTAATTGCAAAGCCGTATGTCCTGATGGCTGACAACATCATCCCGGCACCAAAGCGCCGCCATACCGGTATTGCAGCGGCACGACGAGCAGCAAAGAGACGCAGGAGAGCAAAGCGATGAAAAACCGTAAGGCAAAACGACTTTTTTTACAGCGACCTGTGCGTGTGGTGGAGCTGGTTATTAGCAACCATAAGATAGCGGTACTCCATCCATTTGGTCAGGTGGCTTTTGCCGCAAAGCGTAAGCCTACTGCGTCACAGAACAGGCGGAAGAAAGGGTACGCTGTAAGATGAAAAACCGTAAAGCAAAGATTCTGTTAGTTCGTAGAAACGCTCCTGGCGTCTGGCAGTGGGTGAGACTCAGCAACCGACGGATGGGGTTGATGAAATATTACGGGATGATGGATTGTGGTTTTTGCAAAAAGCCCAGCGCGGCGCAAAACCGCTGGAAAAACCACTTGCGCACTAAAGGAGAGTGATATGGCTATTGCCGCAAGTTACACAATGCATCTCTATTGTGACTGCCGCCAGTGTACGGAAGGTGTATATCCAGTGCCAGACTTCGGTGAGTATATAGGTACGTCATGGGCTGGCTGTGCAAAAGAGGCGCGCAAGGATGGCTGGCGAATAAGCAAAGACAAAACGCGTGCTTTTGCGCCCGGGCATAAAGTTTTGAGGATTAACAAATGACCACTATTACCAGAGAACAAGCTCTGAAAATTATTGAGGCAGCCGATGAGGTTATTAGTGCGCTTGCCGGAACTAACGAGGATGTTCACCCTGGTAGCGATAACATGCTACGCCTGTGGGATGACCTGAATGACCGTTACGCGCCGCCGGAAGTTGTGCGTGAGCTGGCACGAATTGCACTGGCATCGCTGGAAGCAGAACCAGTTAAACGAGTTAACTCAGATCAGATGCGCCGAGTCTGCTTAGAAGCTAATCGCCATTTAGATAAATATGACGCGATGGCGAAAGAGGTAAATAAGTTGCTTGGACGCATCGCCCCGCCAGCACCGGTAGTGCCTGAAGAAGCAACTCCGGAAAACGTAGAAATGCTCTCTGGCTATGTTTCAACGTACAAATTAACCGATAGCGAGCGCGATATTGCTGCCGAAATATGGAACGCCTGCCGCGCCGCCATGCTTCAGTCCGGAAACTTTCGGGAAAACAAGAATTCGTCAACCAATAATTTTCGGGAAATCGCGGAAACGTCAACCAGCTATCCGGCAATTCCTAGTGAGGTGTTGTCCGCAATCCTGAAGGTTGCCAGGATTCGTGCCGATTTCGATGATTTTGACGGTGACAGGCGAGGTATCGGTGATTGTCTGGATGAGGCCGAGCAAGAGCTTATCGTTACCATTAACAAATATGCCAGTCAGTTGGCAGCAGAACCGATAGCGGCTAATGACGTTCGAGAGCAGCAGACAGCCGTTCCGCCAGTTCCAGAAATACAGGCTGATGTCGCGCAAGCAATTGAAAATCTCAAGCAGAAGTTAGTGGAATGCAATCGCTATAACTACTGCGCAGATGCAGTTAAAGGCGTAGAGGATGCCAGCCGCGTCTTGGCACTCCAAAATCAAAATATGTCAGCACCGGTAACGCCGGAGGCCATTGAAAACGCAATTGAATATATCCGCAGTATCGCTTTTCACATCGATGAAGACGATTACCACGGCAAGCATATTGCGTATTTCATGCGACAAGCATTGGCCTGGCTGGAAGGGCATTCATGCAGCGACGACAGGCTGGGTAAGGCCGACAATCAACCCGCATCTGGTAACCAGGCTGCCGAATCCAATCGCGGTAATGAGTGGACCGGCAATCCTGATATTGATAACGCCATCATCATGCTCGACCGCATAGATACGGCGGAAAGTTGCGATGATGACCGTATTGAGGCCGTTAAGGCTGTGTTGCGTAGACTGGCAGGCAACTATCCGGATATTCCGGATAGTTCGGTGCCAGCGCCAGGAAAGGGCGTCACCGGTGAACGTATCCGCATTAAGCCGCATGTTTATCGCGAACTGGTTAACCGTCTCCACGATACAGCGATCAAGTGTGCTGGCACCCAGCAATTACGAGAAAGAATTAGCCGTGTTTTGGGCGACGTTATTACACCAGATCATCATAAACAAGCCGAGAAAAGTGGCCTGGAAAGGTGTCGCCTTGAGGCGGCATTAAACATTAAGCCGGGGCATACGCTTGGCATTATTGATGCACTATTGGTTCATAAGATGGCCAGGGCTTTATTGCCGCTGGTGGCTGAAAAGCATGAGGTGGACCATGCCAACGAAAGCTGAATTACAGGTGCGCGTAGATGAGCTTGAAAAAGAGAACGCGAGCCTCAAAAAAATGCTGTCGCGGGCGGAAAGGGAATTATCAGGCAAATTATTGCCAGAAGAACTGCCACCAGCAGATATACCTGATCGAGTGTCCTGGTGGATGAAGTATTTCCGTGCACCGTGGGAGGCGTTTTGGTGCTACGACCATCGCAGATGGTGTGATGAACTTGATAGCAATTTTCCCTACTTTGCGGAAGGGAACACCTGCCCTCAATGCAGGGGATAGCATTTGACGAAATCGATCACCCTATCCTGAACTTCAGAAAGAAGGTCTTTTTCACGCGCCAGGACGTCAGGATATTGACGTTCTGGCCTTACCAGATGCCGGAGCTTCCCATTAAGCAGAATGGCCTCAGAAAACACTTTTACGCTGTGCTTTATCCCCTCTGTTTCACTTTTCAGCGTCAAAATAAAGCGCAATTGCTTATTAGCCTGATTCGGATTCAATACACGAATTTGCAGTTCGTCTATGCTGTTTCGCAATGGGATTGATGCCACCACACTGGTGCAGTCTCTGATTGTCTGAATTGAACGGCTAACATTGAGAACGTTATTGTGCATGTGCCTGATCCACTAACTCCTGGAGGTTTCTTGTGTCAGATCGAAATATAGCAGCTAAAAGCCAGGAAGAGCGAGACAAGGTGAACGTAGACCTTGCCGCCAGCGGCGTTGCTTACAAAGAACGGCTGAATATACCTGTGATTGCAGAGCAGGTGGCCCGTGAGCAACCGGAAAACCTGCGCGCCTATTTCATGGAACGGCTACGGCACTACCGGCAGTTAAGCCTCCAGTTGCCAAAAGGGAGCGATCCGGTGTATCAGAACGAGGATGCACCAAAAAAATAACGGCAAGATGGGGGAGAAATGTGATTAGCCCCCAGCGTGGCGCGCCTACAAACCCCGCTTTCACAAACTATGCCTTTTCAATGTATACTGTATGAATAAACAGTATCATTGAGGTAAAACGCTATGGGCTTCCCTTCTCCTGCGGCGGATTATGTTGAAAGCCGAATTTCTCTTGATCAGCAGATAATTAGACATCCTTCAGCGACCTACTTCATGCGGGCAGCTGATAGCCATCACCGTGAGGGAATATTGCAGGGTGCTTTGCTGGTGGTTGATTCCTCGCTTACTCCGGTTGATGGTTCTCTGCTTGTGTGCGCTATGGAGGGTGAATATCGCATAAAGAGATACAGGAAGTATCCGCGCCAGCACCTGGAGGACTTAAGCACCGGGAAGAAAGAGGCGTTACCAGTAGATGACGATGGATACACGGGCAGTAATGCTGTTTTTGGTGTGATCACTCATGTCATCAATGATGCCCGAAGTGGGGAATTTGATGATTGTCCGGTTATTTAAGCTGCAAAGTGCTGGTGCTTTATGCCTGTGAAGTTTATAATTGTGTACACATAACGAGTACACGAGGTGTTTATGCAATCCATTAACTTCCGTACCGCGCGTGGCAACCTTTCTGAAGTGCTCAACAATGTTGAAGCCGGGGAAGAGGTTGAAATCACCCGCAGAGGCCGTGAGCCAGCAGTAATTGTCAGCAAGGCTACTTTTGAAGCCTACAAAAAAGCGGCGCTGGATGCCGAATTTGCATCCCTGTTTGACACCCTGGACTCCACCAACAAGGAACTGGTTAACCGATAATGAGGCATATATCACCGGAAGAACTTATTGCGCTTCATGATGCGAATATAAACCGCTACGGCGGCCTGCCGGGAATGTCAGATCCGGGTAGGGCAGAGGCCATTATCGGGAGAGTTCAGGCCAGAGTTGCCTACGAAGAGATCACCGACCTTTTCGAAGTCTCCGCCACCTACCTGGTGGCTACGGCGAGAGGGCATATATTCAATGATGCCAATAAGCGTACCGCGCTAAACAGTGCGCTGCTATTTCTACGCCGTAACGGTATACAGGTATATGATTCTCCCGTGCTGGTGGAACTTGCGGTGGGGGCCGCAACTGGTGAAATCCCCGTATCTTCAGTAGCGGAAAAACTACGTGAATTATTTGGTTCCAATATTTGAAAAGAAGCCCGCTCAACCAGGCGGGCTTCCTACTATCACTCAATGATTTTTTCTGCTGTCAGCCAGCTAATTTCTTGCCTGTCTTTCGGCGGTTTTAGCATGTGGGCGTATTCAGCGACATTCTCCCACGAAATTGTTTTTGCCCACTCAACGATAGCATTGTGATCTGCAGTGAAGAGTGGAATGGTGTGCGATTTCAACCATTCTAATGTCGTGACGCCATGTTTTTTGGCGTGGTGCTGCGCATGATGCCGGGCTATCACTCGTAATGGTATTGTCCATTCACTACCATCAGGCATCGAAAAGCGCATTGTCTTCGGCATATCTGATTCAAGAACAGCCTCCCTAATACCAGGGAACTCACCAAGAATCATACGACGATAGTCATCACTATTTCGCCCGCCATACCTTTCGGCAAAATGATCAAGATATTCTTGGGTAATAAATGGTGAATCCTCCGCACTCAGCTTAATGGCTTTATATACACCACTCGGATTATCTTCAGCTAAAGCACGTCCATGATGTGAATCATAAAAAAAGCCTATTTCCTCTGGTGACGGAATTGAAGTGAGCAATATGCGTGAATCACCACTAGTCATGCTTGCCCACACAATGCTGTATGCCTGATCGCTGATATGTGCGGAATCCACAATAATGAATAAAAGATGGTCGGCGTAGTGACCTGCAATGCTATCTTCATAGTTAAGGCGGAAGTTACAAAAGCACATTCCCCAAAATTCATTGAACATCAGACCGCTATCACCGACCTTAAAATACTCAATGATAAAAGGTTGTTTTTTCAGCAATGCCTCCCAACATTGCCACACATATGCAACAATTCCTCTTTTGCAAACATTTGATTTTGGATAAACAATTACTGTCCGGGAATCAGGATACATAATCGTATAAAGGGTACTAATAACAGCAAGCACTTGCGGTCGTCCGATCCCATACGGAGTGGTGACAGTAGCTTTTGCATTATTGGGCTGTATAGCTTCAACAATTTGTTGTTGCTGGTGGCTTAAATCAATATCAAACAATTCTTTTGCTGCCAGTACCCAATTGTCTTTATATTTCTCCACCAGCGACAGCCAGCGCGGATCTTTATAAATATTGCTCTTAGTCGCCATCTGCCACTTCCTTAACTTCTTCTTTGGCCTGTTCTGCAATCGCCGCACGGCATTTCGCCCTGGCTGTAGCGATTGCTTCAGCTCGCACATCGTCTGGAATCGTTGACGTGATATACATATCCAGTTCTTCGGCACGGAATACTGTTTGGTCCAGATATTCGCGTAGCATCCAGGTAAATTCGAAATCACACGCGATAATCTCTGCGCTACCTTCTGCACCATTTGGGAAATGAATAAATGCCTGTTTAGCCAAACCGATAACACGACATGCGGTTGCCAAAACAGCGACAACCAGGTTTACATTTTCACACGCTACGGGCTGGTTAACGCCGGAGATTACTCCATTTAACTGTCGGTTATATGGAAGGTAGTTTGAGATGCGTTCTACGCGCCATGTGCCAGTCAGGCTGCCATTTTTAAATATAATTGGTGTAACGGATAGCCCAAGCTCGCGTATAAGTCGTTGCGCTATAGCAGGATCATTAAACAGGTCTAATGCTACACATTCGAAAGACTGCGCAAGGGCAAACAGTTCTTCCAGAGAGTAGTCTTTGCCCCTGGCGGTGATGTAACGACGAACGCCGCTGTCTGCATCACTCCATATAGCTACGCCATGCTCTTCATTCAGCTCTTCATTAAAGCCGAGATACGTCATGATAGTGCGTTCAATCGTGTCAAACGGCAGTGACATGTCGGCGTTAACAGCCACCAGCAGGCCATTACGCAAGCGGTATTGAATTGTTTTAGTGCTTTCCATGTCAAATCACTCCACAACAAACCAGTCACAGGCCAGCAGGTCGCCAACTGAAGGCACCCACGGAACAACTACACCTTGTGCATTTTTTAAGGCGAAATAAGCACCATACGGAACGAGGTCGCCGGGGAAATATCCCTTAATGGCTTCCATTCGTGCCGGGTACTGTCCTTCAGGAACCAGCCAGCAGAATTGGTTTTCGCCGTTCCACCCGCGTCGAGCAACTTTCTTGCCTTCCTTCAGCCACATCAGCGCGTCTGAAAAGTCGGCTGCTTCAAGGTCGATTTCTTCTTGCTGGGTGGTGATGCCACCAGCAGAAATAGTTACGCTCCCGGTAAGATTAATCATCACGCCGTTGTCATCCGTAATGATGACCGTGGTTCCATTTTTTTTGTGAGCTTTGTATTTGGGACGGAACTTAAAAAGCTCTTTCGTTGCCATGTTATTCATAGTCTTTTCTCTGCTTATAACTTTTCGTACTGAAGCGGTGAACGCTTAATTTCAAAGTGGCCTTCCGATGTGCTACCAAAGCCACCAGCACCACGCTCCGTTTCGTTGAGTTCCTCAACCTCGACTAGTGAGACTTGTTCAACACGCTCAAAAATTCCTTGCATGACAGCCATTCCAGGCTTGAGACAAACGCCTTCCCCGCCTGGATCAGTAATCAGTTTTGCCATGATTTCGCCGCGATAATCGGAGTCGATAATTCCTACGCAGTTAGCCAGGCGAGTATGTTTTTTGCAGCCCAATCCTGATCGCGGATAGAGTTTCAGACACCAGCCGGGCGGGATCTCCATAGCCAGTCCGGTATACACCCACCAGCTTGAGGAAATTGCACCATTGCTATCGACGCATGGTTTTATTTCAACAGCCTCAAAATCCATCGCCGCCGATCCGGAGGTGGCATAAGCTGGAAGTTTTGCTGCCGGATGTAGGCGTTTCACTTTTACGTAAATCATTGTTTTTTAGCTCTCTGCGTGAAGGTGTAAACCCGACGTTTGATATGTGGAACGGTAGGAACAGGAAGACAGGAACTTTCAATAACTCCTTGCTCCTCCAGCGATCGCACCGCCCGCAAGAACTGCGACGTGTCGCCGCCAAACTGGCGGGCATAGGTGCTGCCGTTATGAAGTATTTGAGCTATTACCCGAGCTTTTGTCTGGCTGTCACGATATGCGAATAGCCGCACGGCCTCTTCTGGCGCAATCGCTAACTGATAGCCTTTCCCGGCACGGTGTCGAATGAATCCATGCGCCAGTAGGTTTTTGAGTTCGTTACGAGTGCGAACAGATCCGTAACCCAGGAAGTGTGGATTGATAACGACTGGCTTAAACCATTCCGTAGGTGCTTTAGCTAATAGAGCTAACAGCTTCCCGGATAATTCTGGATAGGAAGACGGGTAACAATTCAGAGATGGGTAATAAGTTTTCACCGACGCCCCCTTGCAGGATATCGACCGGCATTAGTATCCGGTGCAATAAAGCCGGTAGTGGGGCGAGTGAAAGCGAGATTAATCTTCTCGACCATAGTGCGATAATTTTCCTGATAGTGGGCCAGGAGTTTTTCGGCGGCAATGATGGTTACTTTCCGGACGTAGCTTTCTGCTTCCTCCAGATTTCGCCAGTTTTTTTCGAGGGTAAACACAGGGACGGCCTCAAGCCCGGTCATGATGCCGAACACAACGACAGCATGACTGTTCTTAACACCAGCGGCGAAGGTTACGGTGTAACCATCCACCTTGAAGCGTCTTGATTCCGTGATTTGACTCTGCAAAGCACCCTCCTAAATAGGCGAGGGTACTTTACAGCAAAGGCGTTAATCTAAAAAGATGTGTTAGAATTTTAATTTACGAATCCATCAGGCGGCTATTAGCCCCCACAGACACGCCGCCACGGCGAAGATACCGCATAAGTGTTTCCGGTTTCTTCCAGGTTCCTTCCTGCATGATCTCCACCATAGACACCTGCTTTTCAGCCATATCAATAGCGGCCCCGACGCGTGCACTATGCCCAGTCCACGTCCGGTATCTTCCTTTGTTTGGCGTAGCATCTCTTTTATTCAGCAACACCCAGGCGTCGCTGAATATTTTCTCCATTGCAGGTGCAGTAAGGGGCGTTGTCGTAATCCTGGCCTTATTGCTACGGTGTATCGGCGGGAACAGCACCGCGTCAGGATGTTCACGAAGCCCGGAAACATCCAGCCAGTCATTCAGCACAGCAGTAGTGCGACGGGAAAGCACCTTATCAAGCCCGGCGGCGGTCGTTATTGTCTTCGTGTGTGAAATATGTAGCGTGACAGTGTCACCTGTTTGGTCCAGATCTCCTACACGAATACGCGAGATTTCCGACATACGCATCAGCGTATTGTATGCAACAAAGAGAAAAGCCCGGTTGCGCTGGTCCACCAGCCGTTCTGACCTGGACAGCAGGACGTCGAGCAGTTTCAGGTCGTCCCACCGCAACGGTATAGCCTGGCCTGTTCGCTCGCCTTTTTCCGTTGCCGCTTCACGCCGGATGCGCCGCATGGCCAGAGACACACTTTTATCGTCCGACAGCGGCGGGAGGCCACATTGCGAAAGCAGCATGTTAAGCATGGCATAGTGCTTATCAATGGTGGTCGAAGCCAGATCAGCATCATGCAGCTGAAGAAAATACTCGCGGGCCATCTCTGGTGAGATCGGGAACCAGGCGAGCTGGCGAGCGTGACACCATCTCGCCCAGGAGTGAAACACTAACCGGAGATCGCGCAAAGTATTCGGCGCGTAAGCCCCCTGGTCATTCATGAACCGCATAAAGTTTTCTGCGGCCTCCTGGTACTCTTTGCCAATGTTGCGCAGAAAACCACCGGAGCTGCCAGAGATAATTAATTTACTCATGAAACTATTTAACCTCTATATACAGATGACGCTACGCGAAAAATATAAAAATGACAGGGTAGCTATAAGTTAATTTTCAAGATTCAAGCCTTTGATCCGAGGCACGTATTTTCAGTGATGTCAACACTGATCATCTACCCATGATTATAGCCTAACTTTAAATAATGCCAATTATTTAAAGTTATAAAATGCCGATTTTTTTTAATCCATCATAGATTGATGATGACCAGTAACACGTTGCCTTCATGGTCTTTAATTTGCGAAGTGTGGTTTCTACGGTTGGTTTTCTAAAATTGATGACAAAAAATCACAGTTCGATCCTTTACTCACTCTGTTATTCGACATAAATTTGTCATAGTAATTTTATGTTAGAAAACTAAATCGAGTAGGAATAATGAGTAAGAAGTCGATCGAGAAAGAGTACAAACGGTTCCTGCAAACCGCTGAACGGTGGAAAGAGCTGGTGGTCGCAAACTCTGTTTTCCATGATACCAGTTATGCTGGCGAGGAATTCCGCCATGTTGCATTAACGCATGACCAAAACATATTAGAAGAAGCTGAAAAATGTCTTGCTGAATGGAAAGCCTTCGTTGACATGTGCCGCGATGCCGACGGCAAAGCGTCGAACATTGTTGAGTCTGTATATTCTCCGATCCCATTCATCATTGAGGACACCAATCAAAGCACGCATGTCGTTGTGCAAAGCGCTACAACAACACGTACATTTACACGTGAACAATTGCTAAAAAAATACGACAAAATCATAAAGAAAAGCCTTAAAAATAGGGTTTTTTCTCAAATCGTAGGTGATCTTGAAGAAGAACAGCGCTTCTTTGAAGCTGAGCCTGAAGGCGAGATCTACCGGGCGCGTAAAGAGGCATATACAGATGTTGTGCTGACAACAAACATCGAAGGCAGCAATGCCCTTTCTCGCTTTAGAGTTGGCGCACATGGTGCATTGGTTTTCGCAAGACTACCGAAGACAACGATCCCCGTTGTCAATAATGTTGGTGAACGCCGGAGCATTACAATTTATTCTGGCGTCGAATCGGTACCTTGCAGCCTTCTCGGCGATTTTAACTTATATCGTGTTCGTGACCTGGAAAAACACCAGCCAAGCTATGTTGCGAAGTCGTACATCTTAAGGAACATCGATATTCGCAATGAAAGCCTTAAGCAGAAATCCGCTAAGATGCTGGAGGATGCCGATCCGGCTATTCGCCATATCATTGAGCGTAAGATACGTACATCACGTGAAGCAATGGCAAGGCTGGATAAAATGGATCTGGAATTGTTAGACGTAATGATGGCCTCTGGAGACGACCTGACCGGCATTAAACTGAATGAAGCTCGTAAAAAATACGGCAAAGCAATCGAAGAACGTTACGGATACACATTCCCCCAAACGCAGTACGCCGCGAAGCTCTGGTAATCACAACCGGCCCCGCATCGCGGGGCTTTATATATCCAGATCCGGCATTTCGATATCCGCCAGAACCTGATCTCGGAAAGTTGCCATTTCGGCACCAATATCTTCATTAGCAGGCACATAGTCCACCAGCATAGTGAAGCAGTAGGTATCCCATCGGTCAGGCGATTTGATGTTTAGCTTTTGCCGCATGTGCTCTTTGCGCATCATCGCCATTTTCCCTTCTTCATTCAGTAAAAAGGGGATTTTTGACGCTTGCTCTGCCGTTTTAGGGTCACTGTCTATCCGCATACGCCCTGACTTTATGGCATCACGCGCCATAATGTTTGCGTAGGCACGCTGATTAACAAATCGCTCCCTGTCTTTGTTCGCAAACATGGGTTTTCCCCACCGAATACGTACCGGGTTCGCACCACGACGCACCAACTGCGCACACGTATCAGAACCAAAACCATCAGCATCAACCGCGATTGTTATATTCGGGTATTTTTCCGGCGTACATTCGTTATATATGAAGTCAGCAAAGGCCAATGGGTCCATAGTGCCAGGCATCTCCATTACCTTAAAGTTAACAACGCGCCGCTTATCCCTGTGACCTGATACCTTGCAGATGTTGAGGACCGACTTATCTCGCCCATTACCAACGTCAGCCGTTGCCACCCATCCCCAGTTTTTCTCCAACAACACCTTGCGGCGAGCAGAGCGATCGCATTCATCACGACCAAGCAAATAGCCGTTAATTTCTCGTGGGAACTGACCAAGCACCTTGACCATGTACTCAATAGAATCGCGCCCACCATATTCCAGAAGCTTCTCCTTGATGAATTGTGGTGTGACGAACGGTGATTCTTCCGAGTTAAGAACAATTGCTGTCCAGATCCCTTTCGGGTTGTCTGGGGTTTTTGCTCGAGAATGGTGCGAATCGTAGAAATAACCACTTGGCCTTGTTGGCTGGGATAGCATCAACATCCGGTTATCTTCTTCAGTAAGAGCACCGGTCATTACGCCGATCGCCTTATCAGATATACCAGATGCTTCATCCAGAATTAGAAGCAAATGTGCCGCGTGTTCCCCCGCCAGCGCTTCTTCGTTGCCGAGTCGATAACCTTTGCAGAGAACTTCCCAAATCCCCTTACGGGAGCGCTCATAAAACATGGTGTCAGAGAGGACAAAATAGGTCTGCAACCACCCATGACGCTTAACTGCATTCGCCCAATACTGTTTAACGTATTTGAATACGCCTGTTTTTACCTGGCCTATCTTGTTAGCAACAATGATGACACGGGCATCGGGGAACAGGATCATAAAAATCAACAGCAACATCGCGGTAAGGGACGACTTCCCCGTTCCGTGTCCGGACGTGACGGTCGTCCTACTCCCCGTTTCCTGCACTGACTGAATGATCTGCTGCTGCTGGTGGGAGGGGAACATCCCAAAAATATCGACTACAGCCTGGGTAAAGTTGTAGCGGTATTTGATTACCATATCGCGCCAGCGTGGATCGCTGGTGACGCATTTAATCTTGCGCCCGCCAGCCATTAATCATCCTCCGGCGGTTCTATCGCGATATCATCATCTCCGGCGTCATACCCTGCATCAGATGCATCATAATCACCGTAAATTTCAGCCGTTGCCGAAGGGTCAATATCCAGCTCTTCGTCGTTGGCCTCGAATTCTCCAGCTTTACGCTCGCCATTGCGGTCGTAATCTCCGCACCCCAATTCTTCAACAATGGTTGCCACATCCGCCCGGCGCTCTGCCAGCCATTGCGGATGGTTAGCCTGAAGCGTTGCAAACTCCCTTGCCTCTTTGTCCAGCTGTTCATCATCAACATCATTGACGTCAGAAACAGGTGGTTCGAGAAGAGTGATAGCTTTCGCCGCGCGCGCCGCGAGGATAGCCGGGACGCTGACACCCTGGCGCTCGATGTATTCAGCAACACCGATATCATCCAGTTCCTCGCGCTCACGCATACGTATAGCGGCGGCGATAACTCTGGCTGCGCGTGCGTCAGCGCCAATGCGATATTCAATCTCTTTGCCACGCTGTTCGGCCTGTAGGCGTGCTAATTCGAGTTTTTCTCTGGCCTCAGCCTCTTTGAATGCTTGCTGGCGAGCGCTCTGACGAAGCTTTTCATCCCCCTGTCGCAGCTTTTGTTCGGACTGATATATAGCTGCCAACCTACTGATAAAATCATTCATGTAGTAGGCCGCGTCACTGATTAGACCGAGAAGGCGCTGCCCAGGGTGCATTCCTTCTGGCTCTTTATCGCCCAAGGCGTCTATTTCCGCCTGTAGACGTTCGGCCTCCTGATCAACAATGCTTTGATACTGAAGTGCGCGCTCTTGCGCCATTTGAATTGCTAACCGCAGGTGTTCTTCTGCGCCGTTCTTCATCATATCGCGAGCCACATTCGTAGTTGGCAATGTGGCACGCTGCACAGCACCGTCAGGGATCATTGCAGAAGATCCCTCAATTTTTGGGGCGTTTTTATCTTCTTCGGGGATCATTTTCGCCATTTTTTCGCGCAATGATCTCCTGACAGATTCTTTTATCTCATTGTTATTATTTGAATTATTTTCATGATCCGAAGTTTTCTTTCTCGGCATACTTCGGAAAGAACCTGCGCCCTGCGAATTGTCAATTTCTGTAAATTTTGTTTTTTCTGCACCCTCTTCCAGCTTTTTTGTTGCTCTTCCCGCCCGTTTTTTTTCAGGTGATTTGGTGCTTTTTTTTGTTGTCTTTACCTGCGACCGCACCTCATTTTTTTTCATATTGAGATGCTTTCTGGCTGTATTGAAGCTAAGGCCATGCTCCTCACAGTATTCCTTTACAGTGATCCCTTTTTCTTCACGCAACGCTATAAAGCGGGCGCGGTGCTCCTCCCAATTAACCAGACTCATAAAGCAACACCACGCTTTTTAACGGCGGCATTCCACAGCTTATTCGCCATGTCCACCAGCTCTCGTTGCTCTTTTCGCGCCTGTTCGACTGATTTCCTGCTACAGTTTTTAACCAGTAAACTGCCATATTCAGGGGTTCGCCCACGCACCTTGAACTGATATCCGTTCAGGCCATGCAACCAGTATTTTCGTGGGTAAACACGATCATCAAGCTCACAGATTGCCCTGCTTGAACGAACAAAATGACGAATGATGTTAGTTACACTTACTCGTGAAACATGGAGATGAGGGTATTTTTCTTTGGCGAGAGTGGTAATTTCAGTGACTGTCAGATAGCAGTCAGCCCTGATCATGATATCCGCAATTTCTGCGCTGCTGATTTGTTCCATTAATCCCCCGGGCAGGAAATGACCGAGGGGATGATAATGAGAATGTTAAAACTGTATAGACTGGTAAAAAGATGATTGTATTAGAAAATTAATACTAAATATCTAATGCTACCAGCGAGACAAACGAACAACATGTTTCACTTTTGCGATCCACTGTCCGCGATAACTATTGATTACGGCCTGTGCCAGCTTCAAATTGGCTTCAAAATCAGCCTTACTACCATCAGACTCCACCAGCATTCCTCCATCTATTTCTGGTAAACATAGATAATCCTGCTCAACCTGCAGCGGCATTGATGGCTCTCTGAATGGGGTTACTTGCTCTGCTTTCCAGCGAAATCTAACCCTTATCCCCCTGGTGGTCATTACTAGATAGCCTGTTATAGTGCTTTTATGGCCCACATCAGTACGCGTGGCATTGCATGACACGATCTTACAGTTAGCGATAGACCACTCCATATTGGTGGCCTGTTGAGTGCTTAATTTGGTAGTCCCGTACATCAGAAAGCCTCCCAGTCAGTCGCGATAATATCCACACCAGTTGCAAACCAGTCTGTCTGCGCCTGTAAATCCCCATTCATCATTACCAGGCGAGGCATCACCATCACATCGCACCCTTCCACAATATCGAATGCCTCTTCCGGCAAGAATTCGAAGAGCTTTTCTTTGCTGCCAATACTGCCACGGAACATCGATATATAGCTCCCTTTGGGCCATGATGTCCGCCGGGCATCAAGCCCTTTCATCATCCAGTAAAAAGCCGAGGAAAAAGGGATATTCTTTTTGCCAATGATTACATTATTCGCTTCTGTGTACTTCAGGAACTTAACTAACCTTACCATTGACTCGGATAACGCAACGTATGGCTCATGATTGATTGCTGACACGCTTACACCGTGCAATCCAACGCTTACCACTGTCATATCGCCGCTCTGTGCGGTTTCGATATTGACGCCTTTGCGAACTAATGAGGCGTAAAGTTCCTCTCGCTTTTGGGTCCAGCGTTCCCGCTTCCCTATGAAGTCACTCAAAATGAGATCTTCTTCTGCATATGCGTTATCGTTCGCCATTAACATAACGTCTCCTTTTTACACGCGCGACCATCTCTCGGTTAAACCGATAGAGATGTCGAAACTTCGTATTAATTAAGGGTTACAGCCTGAGCGGCTATATGATGAATTGAAAGGAGTTGTGGCGGTGGTGCCTCCACCTGCCAGGTCAGCCACGCCCGGCGACGACACTTATCAGAACCTCAATGAATGAAAATGGCTTCGTCACGAGCGCATAGCCGCAATTACCACAACGGAAACGGCGCTCGCGTTAATTAAACGCCTTTTCCTGTTGTGCGCCGTACTCTTCCGGCTGTCACACCGAATCGCCAGGATGGTGAGTCCTCGGTCCGACGATATGAACGGGGCTTGCACATTCCGGCTACCTGGTTTGTTGCCTGAGCTAGGGGAAAAGGTAACCCCTTTAACGTCACCAGACCGCTAACGACGCATGTGCCAGACGCCGTGTTACAACCAAATATGGTGGCCCCTACCGGACTTGAACCGGTGACCGTGCGATTATGAGTCGCCAGCTCTAACCACTGAGCTAAGGGGCCAATTAGTTTTTATTTTCGACGCCTGAGATTCTTCGCTACTTGTTCTACTCCGTATACGATCACAAGCAGAAATAGCAAAGACCATCCAGGGTTCTTATCAATATACGTCCAAAAATCCATCATGAGTTCCTGAACGCAGCTTTAATAATCGGCAATAGCAATACCACAGCTACTGAAACCAGTGCCCCATCAGCCAACACCGACATCACTTTGCTGGTGAAATCCACCAGCACGGACAAAACGAGAAAACCAATGGCGCACGCAATACGCGCCTTGCCAATCATTACAGATAATCTTCCACACGAAGGCCCAAACGACGGCCTACTTCTTCCAGTACTTTGTGTTCTGCTGGCTCGATTTCACCGTCCGCTTCTGCAATCGTCAGCATGTTAACGAATACTTCTTCCGCTTCTTTTGGATCATTTTTGATATCTTCAATTTCGCGAAGGATATTCATGCGACCAACACGGAAACCAGCTTCCAGTTGCTCAGTAAAACGGGTGATTGTTGCGGTAATTTCGTTGCCAAAATGACTTAAGCGAGGATTAGAGCGGACAAGCTGATCAAGTTTCGCTGTTTCTTCCTTTTCGATTTCACCATCTGCGGCAGACACCAACAAACAGCCACCGATAATGGCCTCCATCAGATCGCGATTCTCAACCCTTTTCAGCTCTACTTTTGCTGAAGCGACTTTCTTACCGAAAAATTTACCGAACATTGGTTATCCCTCAATAAACATGACGTATTTATTAGGTTGCGGTGCCTGGTGCCTCCAGGTGACGTTAACCAGTTAACAATTAACGCCGGGATGTTTGACTTAACCACTAAGGAGGATTGTTTTAACTGTTCCGCGTGCGCATAGCCGCATTCACCGCAATGGTAAGAGCACTTGGCTGGCTGGGCGGCGATGACGCCTGTACGCATTTGGTGATCCGGTTCTGCTTCCGGCATTCGCTTAATTAGCCAAATACTCTTAACGTTGCACTGGCGGAGAGTAATGGAATCGAACCATCATCGCTTGCGCAATGGGACGGTTTTCAAGACCGTTTGAGCACCATGCTCCCTACTCTCCAGTGATTGTGATGGTCGGTGCTGAACTCCGACACAGGGTTGTAGCAAGCCCCGCAAAGCGCGCACTACTGTAGTTGCGGCACATCAGCCTGTGCATTCACCACAATGTTGAGAACACTGGTTGTCACGCTGCAACGCAACATTTATTCGTAGATTGGGATATGACCCCGTTACGCCAGTGTTCTCAACGTTGTAGTGCCGGTTACGGTTCCGGCCAGGCCTCTTCCTCAACGGGGTGTTCTCCATACGGACTACCGTTTATTGGTCGTTCCTGCGGTTTATGTTGTGAAGCCAGATGCTTATCTTCTGGTTGCTTCAAAGAGCTGCACTTCATCACAACGGTAAGAGCACTCGATGCATTTAAGCCAAGCCCCATAAGGGAGAATGCCCTTACCTGTTGTGTTGTGATGACCGGTGCTGATCTCCGGCTTGCGGTTATTTCAGACTCTCACGGGCGTTTAATTGCCCCGCCGAACAGCTCTTTTCCGCAATAGCTGCAATGTCTTTCGCGCATCAGCCTGCGCATTCATCACAACGGTAAGGGTACTTCGTAGGGATTCGAACCCTCTGCCAAGCTCGGCGATCTCCGACGTCGCAAAATACCCTTACCTGTTGTGCTGGTGCCGATTAACGGACTCGAACCGCTGACATCCTGCTTACAAGGCAGGCGCTCTACCAACTGAGCTAAACCGGCATTGGCGATGGTGGATGGATTTGAACCATCGACCCGTTGATTAACAGTCAACCGCTCTAACCGCTGAGCTACACCATCACTTGCCGGGTACGTCTCCGGCGAGGGCTTCCACCTCCGTATGCTTTTCGGCGCACCGCGCCCTGGCTGCAATTCGGTAACAGGGGATGCACAACCCTGGCTTCCAGCGTGATTAGCGCCTTCAGCATGACGGGATATACCCGTAAATTCGTGGAACTGTACCCAAAGTGCTGTTAAGCACCGCTGTTACGCTGAAAAGAAAACGCAACAGGAAAGGACGCTGACCAACAGATGGCCCCTTCTCGTTCATCTGGTTAATCACACCAGCGCCCTTATCTGTTGTGCCTCCCCGTTCCCTAATACACAGACGGGGACACTCTGCGGTCGATTTTTTGACGGGGGACGACTCATACCCCGTGGCATCTGGCTTCTTAGGCCGCTACCATCATCAGATCATCGTTTGCATTTACTTTAATGGTCAGTTTCTAAACCGCCGCAAAGTCGCTAACCATGACGAAAACCCTGAAAAAAACGCCCACCCGAAGATGGGCAAACTGGAAGCTCGTAACGCACTTCGGCGTTGCCACTTAGGCGCATGGTCAACCTGGCAACTCGGTGGTTTGTCTGGGAGGACTAGGCCCAGCCATGCTTACCGCCGCGCCTGTCGCGGCTAACAGCTAAATCGCTCTATAAATCACGATTCATTGAGGCGATATTACACTAATAAATTTATTATAGCAATATACTCAAAACGTCATGAGCTACACCTCGAGTGTCCCCCTTACAAGACACAGAACGTCTGGCAAAAAGAGGTTCCACTCTGAAGCCACTGTCATGATAAAGCTCTCTGATGTTTGGCGCGCCACTGTTAGTAATGAGAACCTTTGCACCTCGACGATGAGCATCCGTCAACAGAGACACCAGGCGTTTTTGCTCTTCAAACTTAAAGTCATGACCGGAATAGTTCGTGAATCCCTCTGTATTTGGAAGCGGTTCATACGGCGGATCGCAAAAGATGACATCTCCTTCTCCGGCAGCTTCAATCACCGCTGCAAAATCACCGCATACAAACTCAGACCGCCCTTCCGCACCGAGGAAGGCTTCCATCTCCTGTAATGGGAAATACGGAGTTTTATACTTCCCGTAACCGACATTGAACTCACCGGCCTGGTTGTAACGCGTCAATCCGTTAAAACAATGTCGGTTCAGGAACAAAAACGCCGCTGCGCGATGTAAATCATCATAGACTTGTTTGTTAAACGCATTCCGTACTGCCAGGTATCCTTCCTGTGTGTTGTAGTCCTGGAAGAAACGATGCGCCAGAGTGATAAGTGAATGCGCCTCGCGTTGCAGAGTCTTGTAAAAGTTAATCAGGTCAGCATTCACATCATTTAGCAGATTTTCCTGGTATCCGGCATTCATGAAGACAGCTCCGCCACCAACGAAAGGTTCAATCAGGCGCTTCCCTTCTGGCAAATAGCGAAAGATTTGTTCCAGAACACCAAATTTTCCACCAGCCCATTTGAATATGGACCGTTCGAATTCTGCCGCTGGTTTAACTTTTCGCTCTTTGGTTTCACTTCCTTCTTTCTGCCGACATACGGCCTTAGTAATCCGATCGCCAATCCAGCGCATTACTGGTATTGCCATACTATTGCCGATCGCTTTGTAACGCGGTCCGTCAGCTGCAAGCATCGCGGCCTCTTCTTCGCTTAAATCTGGATAGTGATTGCGAAGATATGCCAGTTCATCTGAATTAACTTTTTTACGCTTTTCCGTCGGGATCAACGTATGCCCATCAGGAAAACCTTGCAGCCTTTCACATTCGACAGGGGTAAGACGGCGGACAGCTACTTCTGCGTTTCTTCCTTCATAGCAAACAGCTGTTGGATTTTTAGCCATTAGAGATGGTGAAGTATTCTTAGTTGCAGCATGTTGTGTACCGCTCATACGCTCAGGAAAAGCCAATGTAACAAGATGCTCATGGCTTTCTTGCTCACGTGCCCGCAATGTACCATGCCCTTCTGACCAAAAACCTGCTCCTGTGCTGCTAAAAACGGCAAGGTCAGTGGCATCTTTAAAATCTCTTGCCTTTACTGTCGATGCGGTTTCATCGTCAATATATTCCCCAAATGCTGCCATCCTGAAAGCGTTTACGGCTTTCGTCGATTTCATACCGGGTGGCATGTCAGCGTGTAGGCATGGATTTAGGCTTTCGCCACTGATTGCAGCGCCATTTGCAATAATGGCGGAAGCGATTTCCTTCTTTTTTCGGCTCGGCGCAATATTCCGGCGCACGCCTTCGAACTCAAAAAGTACCGTTGCGGGATCGAGGTCTGTTCGAGCACTTG